ACACTGGGGCATCTGCTTTTTATAAATCTATTACTGATCCTAAAGAATTATACAGAGTGGCTTGGTTTCAAAAATATGGAGAGGAAGCCTTTAATGTATTAAAAACTGCTTATGAAGAAGAGATAGCAAGACTTAAGAAAGATAATCGTTCGCCTGTCATAGTGAAGGGAGACAGAGAAATAAATAGTATTCACGAGTTAAATTTTTAAATAAAACAAATAAACAAATAAACAATGGTTATTGCTAATTACGTAAACGTAAAGCCAGAAATGGCAAACAGTAGAACATACGAAGATTTCTACAAATTTTTAGGTGCTCGCCCAAAAATGATGGGAGTTATGGCAAGAATGTATACAAGTAACACTGCAACATTCTTAACAGAAGCTTTATTGAACACTTATTATAATAAGAAAAATGAAAGTAAATTTCAGCCAATTAATTCCCTTATGATTGAGTGGAATATTGATGTTGAATTCATTAAAAAAGTATTCTTTGCAGCAGCTCCAGTAGGAAATGGTGCAGGTGGAGCAGACATTACAATGTTTTTCACAGAGAGATACTATGAAAAATATGATACTTTCAAAATTGATGACAGCCGTCAGCAATGTATTGTAAAAACAACTCCACAGAGAAAAGGAGATAATTTCTGAGAATATACAGTTCAATTAATTGATGCAGATTATTCTGCTGAGTTAGAAGCAACAGCTTGTGCAGCTGGTTTAACAACTCGTTTCTTATCTAATATTCAACCAGAATATTCAGAGGATGGTTTTACAAAATATCAATCTAATATTGAAAAACACCGTCAGTGGATTACAGAACATAGAAATGACATTTCATATTCTTCTCGTTTTGCACAACACGAAACTCAATTTATTAAAATTGCACAAGGTGAAGGTACTGGAGAAATGCAAGAAAAGATTTTTAAACTTAACAAAATGGAAAAAGATCTTTTGGATAACTTTACCACAGTTAAGAACAATCACTTGTTATGGGGAAAAACAACTATGAATGCTGATGGAAAATCAACAGTACTTACTGAAGATGGTCGTCAATTAATCGCAGGTGATGGTTTAATTCCACAGATTGAAAGATTTGCTTCTAAATATAAATTTGCTAAATTAAATGCTAATGTAATTAGCACTGTAATGGAACAAATGAATCAGAAAGCTGCAAATGCAACAGGTAATCAGTATACATTTATTGTAAATGACCGTCTATGGAGTCAAGTTAATAACGCTCTTGCTGACTGGTTGAAATTATGGGGATCTACTCCAACAATGCTGTATTCGAAAGCAACTCAATCTAATGTTAAAGTTGATAATCCTGTTAAAGTTGGAGCAACATTTACTTCTTATGAAGTTTCTGGTAACACTGTTACTTTTATGGTTGATAGAGCTTTAACAAAAGAGTATCCAACTAAAGCATACGGTATCTGTTTAGATATGTCTCCTGATGTATCTACTTCTCAACCAGCCATAGCAGCATTTACATTAGAAGGGGCAGAGTTTATAACCTCAAAATATCCTGGTAAAATATACACAAAAACCTATGCTAGGCTGGCAGCGTAAGCTCCATGAACAATAACTTCTTAATTGCTGGGAACTCTTATTATTCTTTTAGAATAAAGACAATCAGCAGCCAAGACTTAGAAAAAGCAAGCTCGTAGAGAAGCTCTAAGTAAGGTTCAACGACTAGTCCAAATGGACGTAGGGTTTAATAATCCGAAATGGAAGATAACTTAAATAAAGTATAAAATAAAAACAATGCATATAGTATATATAACAATTAATAATAAAAATAGGAAAATTTATATTGGAGTACATGATAATAAAAATAATAACGAATTTGATGGGTACATTGGAAACGGAATTAATATTTATAAACCATCTACAAATAATTTTCCAAAAACAATTTTTCAAAAGGCAGTTAAAAAATATGGATTTGATTCTTTTAATAGAATTACATTATTTAAATGTAATACAATGGAAGAGGCATATGAAATAGAAAGTTTAATTGTAAATGAGGATTTTATAAAACGAGATGATGTTTATAATATGAAGTTAGGAGGTATTGTATCCCCTGATTGTAGTATTAATATTCATAGATATGATTTAAATGGAAATTATTTACAATCATGGATATCAATAAGTAAAGCAGCAAATGAACTAGGATGTTCTAACATGGCTATTAGTTTTGCTCATATAAATCAGAGTATCAGTTTCAATAGTCTTTGGTCTTTAGAAAAAGTTGAAAAATTAGATTTATCTAAATATAGTAATATTCCACAAGATAAAGTGGTATATAAATATGATATAAATGGAAAATATCTCACAGATTACAAAAATACTACTGAATTAATAAAAGAATTACAGTGTACAAGAGAAAATGTAAGAGATGCTATTCAAAAAGAATATTTATGTAAGGGATATTATTTAAGTTATGATAAGTTAGAAAAATATATTATTAATGATAAAATTAAAAGAAGTAGTAAAGATATGATTTATCAATATGATTTAAAAGGAAATTTTTTAAATTCATTTGAAAATTGTGATAGTGCTGCTAAAATTTTAGGAATAAGTAAAAAAAGTTTGCAATCAAAAGCAGCTACAAATAATACTTATAAAGGTTTTCAATGGTCTTACTATAAACAAGATCAATTAGAAAATATAGAAGTCTCTTCTAAAAGTAGTATTCCTAGAAAAATTAATCAATACACATTAAAAGGGGAGTTAGTAAAGACATGGAGTACATATTCACAATGCAGGGAAGAATTTTCTAATGTTGGGAAAGTATTACGTGGAGTAACTTCACAATGCAAAGGATTTATTTTTAAATATAATGAAGTTAAAGATATAGTCTAATCTGTATAGAAATATATAGTAAATACCGTTGGTAGGCGGTGTAGATGGCATTACAAGTGGCATCGTTTCAAGCCCAATTGCTGGGACAAAATTAATCGTTATGGGTTATAGTGGCATTGTAGCATTTGCTCCGTATAGAAGTATGATTATAGAAGAAGTTTAGAAGATAAATAGTAGTTACAAGAGAGTTTAGCCTCTCTTGTAATTATTTTTTAATAAGATACAATAACAATAATATAAAGATAACAAAATACAAAAAATATAATTTTAATAAGTGTAAAATGAATAATGAAATAATTCTTAAAAGTGTTTATGGCAAAGTCCAAAAAACATATTTTATTCAACCGTGTCCAAACCCTAAAACAGGTAAACTTCCTGCATGTGTAAAAACAGTTAATTCAAATGGAGATATGATTCTTTCAGAAGATGATATAATACAAATGAATACTGGCAAAAAACACTTTGTTCCAGCTAATCATGTATTTACAATCACAGATGGTACATACTTTAATTTAGATGATACAGTAGATGCTGCAAATTGGGAAGCTATCCAATATTGTAACTGAATTGCTAAAGATAGGCATGAAAAAGACCATAATGGTAACTTAATAATTGATGGAGATGCTAAAAAATATGGGGTTGCAGATTTATATATTGAAAGGCCTGGACAAGCAACAAAATACAAAGTAAATAAAAAACAAGAGATTTTTGAAGCACAACGTTATATCTTTGGAGATAATGAAGCTGAAAGACTTAAAAAAGCTAAAGTATTGGGTAGAAGCCTATCAAATGCTGTGCCTGCTGATGTACTAGATTATTTAATTGAAATTTCTGAAAAAAATCCAAAACGAATTAAAGATTTGTATGAGGGTGAAGATTGGAAAATGCACTTATTTATTCTTGATGCTATTGATAGAGGAGTAATTAGAAAAGCAGATGGTATTTTTAAATATGATGATAAAATAATTGGCGGAACTATTGAAGCTGCTATTATATTTTTAAGAGATATTCGTTATAAGAAACTATTAGATTCTATTAAAAGAGAAACATACCCTAATCTATTAACTAAAAATGAAATTGATGAAATCAATGAACAAGTTACTGAGGGTATACCACATTTCGAAGATGCAACTGCAAAGAAAGCAGTGAAAAAATAAAATAAAAAAAATAAATTAAATGACAGCTAGGCAAATTTTTGAATATGCTTTAGTGGAATTAAATAAAGTACAAGCTCCAAGCCTACTCTTAGAGGACTATAACTATTTCATAAATAAAGCAGTCAATCAATATATTAATAAGATTTACAACTCTTATGAAGTAAATCAACAAAAATCAGATGATTTAAGAGTTTTAAAAGGAACTACAATTCTTCCTGTCTCTCTTCAGAATGATTATAAGTTAGATGGCTTAGGAAATGGAAATACAATGCCTGCTGGTTCTGATAATAATAAATTATTTGGGGCAACTTATGAAACATACTTACCAGATGATTATCTGCATATTCTAAGTTGTATTGGTGAGTTTGAGGTTAAGAAAACATTTAAATGTTATGATAGTGGAGATAGAATGCACTTTGGAGTTAAGAAATTAACTTCAGATATGTTTTCTCAGATTATTAATAATTACTATATGCGTCCTTCTTATAAGAATCCATATTTCTTTATTAATAATGTAAATGTTTCTAATATTTACCCAACAAGAGATAATCAAAAAAATGTAACATACCCAAGTGAGTACTATACTATTTTTAATAATTCCGGAACGACTCCAATTTCCAATGGGGACACATTTGTAATAAATGGAGAGGTGTTTACATTTAAAACCATACCTACATCCCCTAATGATGTACAAATAAATAGTGGCTTTCCTGGAATGACTATTTATAATTTATATACTACATTACAAGACAATGCAAATTTAAACAATTTCTCATTTAGTATATCATCTATAGGAAGTGCTCCAAGTTCAATATATACTATAACAGTAATTCCAAAGAATGATGAAAATGTTTCAATTAATGAAGCAGTATATAATATAACAGTACTTACACACTCATATAATAATTTGAGTGCAGAAAAAACTCCACAATCTAGATATGGAAATAAATCTAAAGTTAGAATGGAGATTCGTTATGGCAAAGATAATACATTATTTGAATTAAAACAAGTTTATGTAGATTATCTAAAATCTCCTCAATTTATAAGATTAACTCAAACACAAGTAGATGAAGTAGAAGATAAGTCACAAGTAGTGGAATTTCCAGATTATGTCTGTCAAGAGGTTATTATAGAATTGGTTAAATTGTTAATGGAAAATGGAAGTGATCCTAGATTGCAGACAAATATCCCAATTAATCAATCAATAGCACAACCTCAGCAGAAACAATAAAAAAGATAGAAGTTTAAAAATTAAAAAAAAATAAAAGAACAATGTATCAATTTACAACAACAAATGTAATTAATTCAGACAAAGATTCAAACCCAGCTATTGCTAAATATACGGGAGCAAATGAAGTATTTAATGTAGCTCGTGTAGGTTCATTTAAAAAAGATAATGTAGTAAGTATTTATAAAAAAGCTTACAATGCAGCTACTTTAGAAGTAGCCAAAATACAAATTCCTCCTGTAACAGCTGGAAAAGTATATAGATTAACAATAGATGTTAGATTAATTAATTCTACAAATTCAGAATACGCAAGTACCTATGATTATTTCAAAAAACCAGTGGTTATTGAAGTTTTAGGAAAATCAACTGCTGCACTTACTGCTGCTGCTTTGGTTGCTGAAATTAAAAAATTAAAAGGACGTTACGGTGTGTCTTACGTTACAGCAGAAGTAATCAATACAGATTATATACAAGTTACTTGTACTGAATCAGCACAACGTATTAAAAGTATGATTATTGAAGAGGAAGCTACAGGTACAAGTGCATTTCCACAATACATAGATTTATCTGGAACTACATTCTCAGTTACAACTGCAGGAGTTCAAGGTTTTGGAGATGATGAGTGGATGGTTAAAAATATTGTATTGCCAACTGCAGAAAATACACGTTATTACGGTGTTAATAAAGATGGTCGTCCAATTATTGGCGGAAATTACACTCAATATACATTACGTTACTCAATTGAAAAAACTTGGAATGATGGTATTGTTGCTGGAGGTAATTCAATTACAACTCATGTATTCTATGTATTAGCGTCATTAATTTTAACTTTTGAAGATGCTATTACAGATGCTGATTTAACTATTACAACTGTTTAATAGCAGAATTAGTTACTATTAAGTAGTAATTAAAATTAATAACTCAGAGATTAAAAGGAGTGGAGGAAAATCCTCTCCTCCTTTTTTCTTTTTAAAAACATTTAAAAATGGTAGAGAAATTAGCCTCGGCTATATATAATAATATAATAGGTGGCTTAGCTGGGTATAGCTCAACACCTAACTTATCAATATTACAATTAGAAGATGATGTTGTAGATGAGCGTTTACAGATAATTAAAGAGTACAATAGTAAAAATTTAGTGCCTAGAAATGATTTATTAATGTCTATTAATTGTATAGAAGTTGATTGCAAATCATTAGATAAATGCCCTTGTAGTTCACAATCTTATTCATTACCTATAGCACATTTTGAACTTCCACAAATTGTAAATGATTTTACAAATGAAGCAACTGAATTTGTAGGAAGTATAGATAGAGGAGTTCAATTTAAAGTATATACTAATACTGCTTGACAATATCATAAATACTTAAGAAGAGGCTCTGAAAAACCTTTTGTATACATTGAGCCAACACCAAATGATAATAATATGTATGATGCATGAATATTTAATGCACCATTACTTAAAAGAATATCAGTGATTGCAATATTTAAAGATCCAAGACAACTAACACAATACAGTTGTTGTGCAGGAGATGATATTGAAAATTACTCATTTCTCTCGACAGAGATTAAAAAAAGACTTACAGAAAAGTACCTTAGATATTATAGGCAACTTGCTGCACAATCACACCCTAATGATCAAACACCTCGTTAATAATGCAAATATACCCATTTAAAACTGCGTACACGCAAGCAAGAGAACTATATGGATTAGAACTTAATCCAGATGAATTTGAAACTTTGGGCTTAATAGCTTGGGATAAGATTGGAAATAAACAATGTAGATTATACAAATTTCAATCCCCTCCAGATAAAACTATTTCTGGTGGCTATTATTTAGATTTACCCTGTAATGTGGATATTATTGAAGCTGTTACAGCTAATTATGAAGATTACCAGGAAACTACACCAACTACAGCATCTTCTAATAATCAAAGTGGAGGGATTGAAGATTATGTAGAGAATAACAGATCTAATACCAATGCATTATATATGTCTGGAAAATTTATTAAATATACACAAGAAGGAAACAGAATTTACTTAGCAGATAAATTTAGTCAAGTCAATGTTTTATATAAAGGAGTTATAGTAGATGATGAGGGTTTGCCTTTTTTAAACAATAAAGAATTAGATGCTATAGCAGGATTTTGTCAATTTATAGATTTACGAAAAAAAGCTACAGTTAATAGAGATATGCAATTAATGCAAATGATACCATATTGAGAAAATAATTGAAAATTGCTTTGTACACAAGCTCGTGTTCCAGATTATATTAATCAAAATGAAATGGATGAAATACTTAATGTATCAAGTTCATGGGATAGAAAACGATTTGGAAAAAGCTTTAAACCTATAAAATAATACTATATGAGGATGCTATTTAATCATGGCTTATCAGCAGATGAAATATTTACTAATACACCAGATAGGATAACAACTAAAAATAGACAATGATTTAGAAATAATTATGGTGACAACACTAGTCGAGAAGATGGTATTAGTACCCCATTTCGATATTGTATTGGAATAGTATTAAATAAAATTTTAGATGAGAAATTAAGATTTAAAATCCCAGTTCCAAGTAATGCTTACATAGATTTTGAAGTTATTGGAGATGATTTATTTGAATTATATAAACAACGTGGAGCATTTCAAACTGTAGATTTTATAGAATCAGATTTTACTGGGTATTATTTAAGGTATTTTTATCAAGCTAAAAATTACCAAAAGAAAATAACAGTTTACTTAGGAGGAGATTTGAAAAAGAAATTTATTGATAAAATCAATAGTGGGGAAAAGTTATATACTACTAAAGATTTTACATTAGATGATATATTAAATCAAGTCCATGAAAAATTTAATACTTTAGATAAAAATGAATTAAAAAACATTTTACTTCATGGATTTAGAAGAATGCATTCTGCTATCATGTATGGCTGTTATATATCAATAGCAACAGTTAAATATATTAATTGTTATGCGTTTTTTGGGGAATTATTAACTAATCCAATTAAGCAAGCTAGTTTATATAATTTTAGAATAATTAGAAAACTTAGGAAAATTGATTTATGAAAACGGTCTGTATTTGATAATTATTACTATATAGGGCTAACTCCTTCAATGTTAGAACCTTGAGTGGAGGTTAATAAAGGGAATAGAGTGTTTACAACATTTACTAAAATAATGCCTTTAAGACTGTTAGATGAAGTATGTACGAAAGCACAGAAACTTTATATATTTAGATTTAAGGTTAAAAAATGAAAAGGATATATGTTTTGAAAAGAGGAAATTAAAATTAGAGATGTAGAGTATATTGGGGAAAGTAATAAAGGAGTGTTCTCTAAATCAAATAAATCTTGGCAACAATTAATAAAGGATGAAATGAAAAATAAAAATAATATAAAAGATGAGTAAAGGCGTAGCAATAAATACATTCACAGAGGGATTAGTAAGTGACTTAAATGCCATAACCACACCGAATTCAGTATTAACTGATGTTAAAAATGGGACCGTTTTAACTTTTAATGGCAATGAATTAGTATTACAAAATGATATGGGTAATACAGATTTAACAGATGCAATTACTGGAAAAGTGCAATTATCTGAGGGATTTAAGCCAATTGGAGTAAAAGAATATGGAGGTATTATTTATATAGTTTCTGTTAATTCCACGGGAGACACAGAGATAGGATCTTTTCCATCACCTAACTATACAGAAGCTGTAGAAAAGAGTGATAGTAGTTCAACATTGACTACAGTTGTCAGTGGGGGATTATTAACGAATTTAAATAAGACTATCTTATTATCAGATAAGTTGCTAACTGTTGGTGACCCTTTTATAATTGAATTAGAAATGGATAGCACAGAAAAAGCATTATTAACTAAGCTAAATCAAGAAAGAAATTATTACATCCCTAAATTAATTAGCATAGATAAATTTGGAAATGAATTAGATATAACTGATAAAGTTTCAAAGCAATTATACTATGATAATAGTTCAGATAATTTATGGTTTAAATGTAATCCTACATATGATTCTAATACATTCTCTGAATATGCTCAAGCTGGTAAAGTACAAAGATATAAAAATATTCGAAGCGGAAAACTTGGTGTTAAATTTATTTTAGAGGATATAGATTTATTTAATATTACTCCGGATGTTAACGGTAATTTTTTTCCAGTATTATCGTATATTAATTCTACAAATAGTTACTTATTGACTTTTCCAAGTTTTGATATAAAAGAGGGCAGTGCATTTAAATGTAATAAAATAAACATCACTTACTCTATTTATGACAATACAAATTTTAGTTTAATTAGTGGCCCAATAACTATCTCAAATACTAATTCAGTATCAATGAGTACCCCAAGAATAATAGCAACAAGTAATTTTGCTATACCTTTAAGTACAAATAACATAACAATACAGTATAAGATTACCCCATCAAATGATTATTATTTATATGATTTTGAAAATTATATTATAAAAGATAGGTTAGATTTAAGTAAAAATGCATTAAGTTGAAGTCTCAGGCCTTTTTGAAGTAAAATTGACTCTATAAATTATTGTGAGCTAATTAATCCAGAGCGAGATATAAATTATAGACATACAAGGAATTTTAGTCACACATTGAGTCAAGATAGTATATTTAGTACTGAGCATTTAGATATTTATAATATAATACATAATAAACCAATAATTTGTACTATACCAGCTTTTGCAATAAATTGAAGTGGTAAATTTTATGCTCCAACTGACCAAGGAGGTCCAACAACCAACAGTGTGTCTGTGGATATTGATGTTGAGGTAGTTGCTAAATTATGTAAAAAGAAGACAGATAATACTGGTACAGCAATAATAATAGAATCACGAGTCATTACAACTGATGCTCAAAATAACACATTACTTTGGGGAGCATCAGCTAGTAGACTAACTGAGGTGGAAGCCTCCTTAGAAACTTACCAAAGTTTTATTACAAATATAAGCTTTAATGAGATTATACCAGAAGATACATACTTATATTTTGTACTTATTGAAGTGGACACTACCATATATAGTTCAGACCCGAATTCAGGCGAGGGTTTTAGTTATTCCCAGGGTTCTAATACAGTAACATTGCCTTCTTTGATTTCATACACTTATAATAATACTACTGGTTATAAAATTTATCCTATAATTGGAAAATTTGGAACTTTTGATGGAACTATAGTCCCATTAGATGCTCAAGATGAAGTTGTTTTAGATGGAGTAACTACACAAGCAGTCTATAGATATACTAACTATACCGCAGATATTATTGAAGAGCATAATACTATTGGATCTTTTACAATAGATAATAATATTGCAAACTGTACTCCTGCTATATCAGATGTAATTACCACTAAAGAATATAACACAACCTTTTGCCCAATATAATGATACGAAACTTACCACCACTAAATATAAATAGTAAATTATATTTATCACAAATAGATAATAAGGGAATATTAAGTAATAAATATGCTCCTTTTAAAAATTTAATTAAGGCTGATATAATTAATAATTTTAGAACAGAAAAGTTAAACATAAATTTAAATTCTCCTGTAAATATTGAAATCCAAGAGTCTTTTGATGGAAGTGTTAATCTGATATTAAATAATAATAATGAATCCCCAAAATTAATAAATTCAAGATTTTCAGTCAAAGAAAATGATACTTATGAAATAATTGACCATCAAGGAAATAAAGATACAAATTTATATGATAATGATCAATTAGATTTAGATACAAGGCTATATAAAACAATAAATAAAATTCCAACACTCCTCTTTAGAGGCCTAAGTGATAATGGAAAGATGAAATGTGGTAATTATCATTTTTATTTTAAACTCGCAGATAATGATGGGAATGAAACAGATTTTATTACAGAGTCTGGATTAGTAACTTGTCATATAGGTAATTATAAAGATCCAAGTAGTGTTAGAATGGGCATGTTAGATGAAAATTCTAATAAAACTATTAATTTCACACTTAGTAATATAGATAGTTCGTATGATTTCATTAAGGTGTATTATACTAGGACTACATCAAGTAATTCTGGAGAAGATATATTAACTGCTAATTTTATAGAAGAAAAGTATCCTATTAATAATACAAGTATAAATATAACTATTAATGGATTTGAGAATCATACCCACATTGACTTAACTGAAATAAATTTAAATTATGAAGTTGTAGATAAAGTGAAAGCTCAAACTCAATGTCAGGATATGTTATTTTTTGGAAATGTAAATAAAACAAATATACCATATACTGAATTAAAAGATTTATCATTAAGATTTATTCCAGAAATTACATCTTCTGAAGATATTATTGGAAATTTAGATGGAACATATGAAGATAAATCAGGCAGGAAGTCATATGAATATTATAATCCAACTAATATTTACTATAAATTGGGATATTGGCCAGAAGAGTACTATAGATTAGGTATTGTTTATATATTAAATGATTATACACTATCTTCTGTCTTTAATATTCGAGGATTAAATTTTGATAAATCGGATGCATATAGTAATCAACCCGTTTTTTCCAATGGCTCAACTAATAGAAATTATATAAACACAACAGAAGAGGGTTATATAGCAAATGGAGTTAATTCATTTGAAAATGCACTAGGAGTAATTAAAATAAACAAACGTCAGGTGATTTTTAATAATGGTGTGAAGCCATTAGGCATAAAATTTAAAATCCAAGATGACTCTACATTAACCGAATTAAAGAAATATACAAAAGGGTTTTTTATTGTACGACAAGAACGCATACCAACAATATATGCACAAGGTATAAGTATTGCTAAAACAAAAAATGATTATGGTAATATACCTATAATCAAAGCTTATGATAAAGGAGTATCACAACACTTTTTAGATGACAGTAGGTATTTAAAGAAAACAACAAAGATATTAGAAGGACATGATTTAGAAAACTTGGAAAATAAAGCAAGTATAATTCCGGAAGCGTCATTAAGAACTTCATTATTTAATCAATTATTTACCTCTACTAAATATAAATTAACTAAAGCATTTGAACAGCCTGTTAGTAATAGTGGATTTAAAAAGATAGAAAACTCAGATCATTATATTATAGATAGATATTCAACATTAAATAATAATGAAATAATAGAATCATTATTAACTCTTGTAAATGATGGTTTAACATTAACTACTAATGGAAGTGATTATTTTTCAGCTAAGGCTGGAAATGCAGAACAAGCTTGGGAGACTGTAAATGTTAAAACACCATGAAATTATGCTGTTGCATCAGGGATGCACCCTGTTTTAAAAAATAGCGTGTATCAAGTAAGAGGAGAGTTTGGCACATATGTAGGATTAAATGTAGAATTGCCATTCAATACTGTATTTAATGTAAGAGGAGAAGATTTTGATATAACAGATATATATAGTACTAATATGTTTGATATTAGGATGAATTCATCAGAGCCTTACATGGCAATTACTGATAGAATGTCTTTTAATTCTATTCTTGCTATAGATAATATAGTAACTGCATACAGAGGAGATTGTTATATTAATAATTTTACTCATAGAATGAATAGAAATTTTATTGATCCTGATTTACCAACAAATACAAAAATAATTGACCGAAACACATGGAAAAATAATTATGCAGTCTATTCTGATGCACCAGGAAATAATAGACAATTAATCACATATAAACAAAAAAATGGCACTGATGAAATAATAGAGCCATCTGATGCTGGATATGATACTGCTGGAACAGGTTTGGGGAATATTTTTGGCTCAACAACATATACAGTTAGAGGATGTGATAAAATTAATAGAGCTGATGTAAATGCTGTTCCATTAGGACATTGAGTTACATTTAAAGTTATGTCTAGTATTAATATAGCTATGAGAGATCTAGGTAGTTCTGATCCTACAGAAGAAGCTATACATGGACATAAAAGAGAGTTTTATCCATATGGTAATAAAATGTCAGATGATTTAAAACTGCCAGATTCCAATATAATTAATGGTGCAGCTAATGTAACTTTATCTAAACGTTCTAATTTTATTACTCCAGACATTCCATTTATTAAAAATTACTTTGGCAATAGAATATTATATTCAGATTTAGCACCCACAGATGCATTTAAAAATGGATATAGGGTATTTAATGCAGGACATTATAGAGATTATACAAAAACATATGGAGCAATTGTAGACATGAAAGAATGATATGGCAATCTTTTCGTCACAATGGAACATGGTTGTTTATTAATTCCAGTTAATGAGAGAGCGATAGCAGGAGAAGGTGCTGGTGGCAGTATATATATTAATACTAGTAATGTTCTCCCAGAAAATCCTAAGGTAATTTCTGATTTATATGGGAGTACTTGACAAGAATCAGTTATTAAGACTAAAACTGGTATATACGGAGTAGATACTGTAGCTAAAAAAATATGAATGTCTGATGGTCAAACATTAGTTACTATATCTGACTTAAAAGTACAAAGATTTTTAAATGAAAATATAGATTTAAAAGAATCAGATAAATTACCAATAATTGGTACTAGAAATGTAAAAACACATTATAATGCCTCTAAAGGAGATATTATGTTTACATTTTATAATGGGGATAAAGAATGGAATTTATGTTATAATGAAAACCTTAAAAAGTTTATTACACTTTATTCTTGGCTACCAAGTTATTCTGCTAATATAAACAATGTATTTTTTAGTTTTAATAAAAAAATTGGGAATAAAATATGAAAACATGGTCAATCTGGTATATATTCAAATCAAGGAAAGATTCTTCCAACAAATTGATATGGTGATTTACACCCATTTGAATTTGAATTTGTTGTAGCTGAAAATCCAGCAGTTCAAAAAATTTATAACAATCTTAAATTAATATCTAATAAAGCTGCACCTAATTCATTTGAATTTGAAGTAGTTGGGGAAGGCTATGATTGATTTAATTATAAAGATATTATAGTTTGAATTAGTGATAAGCATAAGGATGATACATTTAATAGTATTGACACTGGATATACAACAGTTTTAGCTAATACATATGCCTATTTAAAGAGTACTTATTCAGATTTTCCAAAATTATTTAATGTAAGTGATTCTTATAAAATACCAAAGTTACCATACTTACCAAGAGAGCGGTATATAAGCCCTGCTGATTTGAATGTAATAGGAAAAAATAATTATGAATGGAATACAGCAAACACTAAACTTATAACAGATAATCTTTTAAGTGAAGATAAAGTACATACTCAACAAATTGGAAATGATTTGAAAAAATATGGTAGAATGAGAGGTAATATGCAGTATTTAGAAGATTCTTGAGATATTGAAATTAAGCCTATTAACTTTAAGTATGCTTATTTAAGTAATGGAATCTTAAGTTTCACTACTGGAAAAGAGGCAAGAATTAGAGATAAATACATTAAAGTAAGAGTTAAATACTCTGGAACAGACCTTGCAATAGTGCAAGGAATTAAAACAACATTTACTATTAGTTATAGTTAAAAACATGAAATATAAAAAATTAAAATCTTTTCACAATTATGCCATGAAAATTTAATGAATTAACAAGAAAAACAGAACTTGTTCCATATACACAAGGATTTGATTACAATCCACAGAAGCTTGATTACAATTCACAGGGATTTGGGAATAATTCACAGGGATTTGATTACAATTCACAGGGATTTGGGAATAATTCACAGGGATTTGATTACAAGTCCATAAAATTTGATTACTCTTTATTAGGAAGTAATTCTAAGAACTATACTAAAGGAAAGAAAGGGACAGATGCTACTGGAACTGCTACAAAAACAGAAAATCCGGATGCTAAAGCACCAAATGGTTTAAACATAGCTGCAGCTCTTTCTCCAGCAATATCTCAAGGAATTCAATCTGCTATATCTTCTTCAGGAGGTACTGTTGCTGACTCAACTGCTAGTAATGCAGCTTCTGCTTTAGGCAGTATTGCAGGTAATTTTGGGCCTTGAGGTCAAGGTATACAAATAGCATTAGAAACATTTGGAGCTGTAAATAATATTGTTGGAGGAGCATTGAGTAAAAAAGCTGGAACTACACGACAAGTTAATTTAGATGGTATTGGAAGTGGTTATGGAGGAGTAACTGGAAGTGATGCTGTCATGGGCAAGGCCTTTGGCTGAACTGATAGTAAGAAGATGAAGGATTTTGCAGCAGCTAAAAATAATGTAATACAGCAAGCAGGGTTAGCTAAGGCAGTTAGTAAACAACAAGATCAGTTAAAAATGGGAGCTTTAGATTTAGCACAGCAAAAAAGTATTTCTAATATAAATAAATTAGGAGGATTTGATCCAACTAAGGGTTTATTAGCTAAAAAAGGTACTAAACTTCAACTTAAGAATATTAAAGCTAAAGCTAACCACATCAAAAACCTCATACTTCTAGATGAAAATACTGGAGAAACTATTAGTGATGATGTAACGTTATTTGCTAGTGGTGGTCAATTTAATTTGATACCAGAAGGTGCTTTACATGCTCATAAACATAATATTGAAGGAGTTGAGGATATTACTACAACAGGAATTCCTGTAATTACAGTTGAAGAGGGAGGTAAAATTGAACAACATGCTGAAATTGAAAGAAATGAGATTACTTTCCATTTAGAAGTTAGTAAAGAATTAGAGGCTTTAAATCAAAGGTATAAAGAGGGAGATAACACAGCTGCATTAGAAGCAGGTAAACTTTTAGTGTTTGAAATTTTAGAAAACACAATTGATAATACAGGACTAATTCAAACAATATAAATTATGGAAAAATATATTTTAAAAGCCCAAACGGGGGCTTCTACAGATTTCTGAGGATTGAATAAAGGCCAATATACTCCAGAGTATAAGAACGCAGTTAATGCTATTGTATCTAACGATGTCTTATTTAATAAGATTACTAAACTAAATCCTATAACCAAAGACTCTTTTGTTAATTTAGCATTTGATAGTAAAGTTGGGGAAATACATAACAGTATTCGTAAAATACAAGAATCTACAACTTCTTTGCCAAAGCATTTAATTAAGTACTCAACTCAAAGATTAGGTACTCAAACTGTGCCAGCAAAGCAATTTATAGATATTCATAAAACTGATTTTGATAATGAGTTAATGAGAAATAATAATGACAGTACTACAGCATTTTATTCATTAGTAAATAAGCTAGAAACTCCTAGAAAAGTTGGATCTTACAATGATTTAAACAGTGTTAAAAATCCATTGTTAAATGAGAATAATAAATCTTCCTTTTTAACTAAAAAACAACGAGGGGATTCTATAAATTACGATATCACAGATATACTAAAACAATTTGTAAACTAACTCATTTAAACTCATCATAATAAAGTTATTTTAATTTTTTAATTTTTTATAGTTATTAATTAAAATAATTTTATTATCTTTGTATAAAATAATAAGAATGAAAGAACTAAATATAAAGATTGCTGATAAAGAATATAAAGTTAAAGTTGCAGAAACAGACACAGAACATGAAAATGGATTGATGAATGTTGAATCACTTAAAGATGATGGAGGAATGTTATTTATTTATAATGAAATACAATCTGAAAGCTCATTTTGAATGAAGGGTACTTTAATACCATTAGACATCATTTTTATAAATGAAGAAATGGAGGTTATATCGGTTAAGCAAGGAATTCCACAAGATGAAACACCAATTACAGAAACTGATGTTGCATTTGTTTTAGAAGTTAATACACCCTCTGGGATTAAGCCAGGGGATGAATTAGAATTCTCAACTAATCATACAGTTAAGAATAAAATGAAGATATTAGGTAGTGATGGTGGAACACAAATGGAATTAGAAGGTGGTGAAAGAATATTCTCAAGACCAAATTCAAAAACACTAATTAAGTTTGCTAAAAAAGCAGCTGCTACAGATAAAGATAATGATTATATAAATTTAGGTAAAAGAGTTTTTAAATTTCTTGACACTCAAGAAAGTAATGACCCAGAATACGTAACTAAGAAATAAGATGATTAAATGCATATGAGGACATACATATATTAATTAATTAAACAAAAACAAAAAATGACAGTAAATTTTATTAAAAAGTTTCAAGAGGGTGGTCAAGTAGAGCAAGGACAGCCTCAAGGTGGTGGTGCAGAAGAACAAATTGCACAAATGGCACAACAGATTATTCAACAAGTAGGTCCAGAAGGAGCTGCAATGTTAGCACAAATGATTATGCAAATGCTTGAAGGAGCAGCGCAACAAGTAGGAGCAGTACAACCACAAGGACCTCCAGTATACAAACGTGGTGGTAAAATGGGAGGAAAAGGATTAATCTTGATAGGAAGAAAATAACTAAATTATTAAAGGAGGATAGGTAAACTTAATCCTCCTTTAATTGTATTTATAGTATGGATAATAACCTAATATACAAAATAACAAATTCAAAAGAAAAATTATTTAAAAGAATGACACCTGATTATTTAAATCTGTCTAAAGCTATAGTTAAAAGTATATGTGGAGAATTTTTAAAACAAATATAAGAGTTTACATTATAATATATAATATAATAACATGTCTCAAATAAAAAAATTACAACAAGGAGGTACAACCCCAACTCCTGATAAAACTGAATTAAAAAAACAATTATGAGATAAATTTTACACACTATCTTCAAAAGACCAACGTAAATCCCATGATCAATATAAACAAGTCGAGAGTTTATTAGATTTACCAAATTTTGAGGAAGCTGTTAAATTTAATCCAGATAGAACATATACTGTTAATGTGGCTGCATTACCAGAAAATTTAAAATCGCAAGATTGAAGCGGACATCAAGGAGTATCTTTAGATAAAGGATTCCTTGGATTACAAGGATATACACATGGTAGTTTATTTGGAACTAAAGAACAGAATAAAGCAGAGAGACAAGATAGGGGATTATCATCTGCAATGGCTGATTTAAGGGGTATTATATCTACTGCACCAACTACTACACCAACTACTACACCTGCTGGCTATGAAAGAGTTATGCCAAAATACACTGATTTTCTTACTTCACAATATAATAATGATGTAAAAGTTACAAGTGAAGCTATTAATAGAATGACAGAAGAAGAAAAAAATATATTCTATGTAAATAACTTAAAAAATTTACTTACAACATATAAAACTAATTATGAAACTAATAAAGCTAATAAAGGAGTTGATAAATATGATGAAAAAGAATATAATTTAGCAGTGCAATCTTTGAATGATTTCAATACTAAAGCATCGACTGGAGCTACAAAATTAGCAGATTATCAAGGAATTTTTGATAAATTAGGGATTAGTACTGAAAATTTTCTTAAAACTACAGAACAATTAAAATTAGAAGCAGACACTAAAAAAGCAGAAGATTTAACTATAAAACTTAATAATGCATATACTGGATTAACACAGATAACTTCACCAGAAAAAGCACAAGAATTAGCTAAGGCTGGGTATGAATATAATCCAAATTATAAATTTCAAAATGAAGATATTAATACTTTAATTCGTAATAAAGGAGCTAAAGTATTAATTCATACTACTTCAGGTAAACGTAGAGTAATTGATGAAAATGGGAATGATTTTCAAGGTATTAATGTATCAAATCAATTTGATCCTAAATATGGGACAGCTTGGTATAATGATCCTAATCACGGCTTTATTTATACAAAAAATAATACATCTGATCAATATAAAGCATTATTAGCTGAAAATCCTGAAAAGACTTGAGGTAATGTAGGTAGAGAAATTTTAACTGATTTACCACAAGGGTATAAAGTTGTGGGGTGGTCAGATGATAAAGATGGTAAGTACAACACAGACATTTTAGGCAGAAGGAGTTATTCTAAGCAATTAAAAGTTACTTATGGTGGAAAAACATTTGATGTAAGTCCAGTAAATGGAAAATATTCAGTTAATGGCCAAGAATTTACATTAAAAGGGTATGGCAGTGAAATTAATATGGCAATAAACTATGATGTAGCGTTTGATAAAATTCCAAAAGCGGAAACAACAGGAGAAGTATATGATTATACAGATGACTTAAATGCTATTGAAAAAGCTAACTTAGAAAATCAAGGAGAAGGAGAAACTGGCAGTCATTTAACAGACAAAGCAATAGCCTTAAAATGAAGTTTAGGTAAGGACCCAGTTGTAAAAAATGATGAAAAGTTAAAGAAAAGAATTATGGCAGCCTTGGATACATATAATAAGCATTTAGGAGGAACTAGTATAATGAAACATAAAGTTGGAGGAATTATTAAAGCTCAAAAAGGTATTGATTTTAAAGCCTACCAAGATAAATTAAACTCTACAACTGCCTCAACAGAAAAAACAGAAAAAACAACAAGAGGAGCAAAAGATATAACAGGTACATGGAAGGGGCAAGATTGGAGAGAGAATGGGTTAGATGTATTGTCAACCGCGGGAACAGTGGCTTCATTTATTCCAGTAGCTGGTGCAATTGGAGCAACTGTAACAACAGGCGCAGATTTAACTAAAGATTTATTAGATGGTAAAGTAGATGATTTAGGGACACATATACTAAATTTCGGGTTTATTGGATTATCACTAATTGGTTTAGGTGGAGTTAAAACTTTACTTAAATTAGGTAAAACAGTTGACAAGGGGTTTGATATTGCAAAAGTAATAACAAAATCTGAAAAGCTTGGTAAAGTGTTAACTTCCTCTGAAAAAACTGCATTACAAGAAATAGCAACTTTAAATAAAATACATGGCACTAAAACTACGCAAGAATTACTTAAAAAAGTAGTTAAATTAGATGCTTCTAAAAAAGTGTTAGCTGATAAAGTTATTAAGGAAGGTATGGAGGCTTTAGAAGTTGTGCAAAATGCTTCAATTCCATTACTTGGCAGTACTACTTTAGGAGCTGCTACACAAGCTGTTTGGAAAAGTATACCAAATTCATCAGAATTATTGACTAAATTAACAAAAAATAAATTTGTAAGAAATAGTGCAAGAATTGCTGGAATGACTCCAGGACTAATGGCTGCTCCAGGAGTGGTTTCAACTATATCTAATGATGGTATAGAATATACTAGACCAGAAGATTTTAAAGCTATGGCTATTGCAGGTAGTATTGGTAAAACTTGGTATAAAGATTTTGAAGGTATAAGAGCAATCAAAAGACAAACAACTGTTGGAACTAAAACTAAAGGTGAAACTACTTTTAAATTAGGTGATAAAGAATTTTCAGTTGATAAAACAATTGAAAGGCCAAAAGATAGTAAAGTATTAGGATTAAATAAAGATAAACTTCCATTTCAAAATAAAGAAAAAATTGCTCTTAAAAATGAGGAGATTGATAATAAATTGAAAGATGAATTAATAGCTACATTAAAAGCTGAGGGTAAGATTACAGAGGCTGAAATGAAAACTTTAAAAGATTTAAAATTATCTAATGTTAGTGCTATTCATGAAGTTAAAGGTGATTTACGTATTTTAGGTAAAGGCCCAAAAGTAACTCCAAATGGTGATAGATCTATTGATACTAGAGATTATGAATTAGCTAAAAAATACCTTAATGATTATCAAGGAACTATTCCAAAAGTAACTAGAAGCCCAGAAGAAGTTGCAAAACGTGCTGCAAAAATGAAAGAAATTAAAGCTTTGCAGGAAAAAATGAACAATAAAGTTAAAAATAGGGATTTAGGTGCAAAAGTTAATAAACTTAAAATAAAGCTTAAAACAAAAGACAATGAATCAACTCAAAAGTCCTATGCTAAAACACAAGAAAAATTTAATCAATATAGAGCTGAGGTACAAAGAATTTTGAAAAGACAACAAGGTGGAATTGTAAAACATCAAATCCCAGCTGATCCTGGAATTGTTAGAAATGAAGTTTTAGTGGATTATGCAAAAATTCCAAAGAATTTAAAGCATTACATTCCTTATGGAAAACCTACCGAATTTCAAAAGACACCAGAGTGGGACACTTTTAGACATAATATTTCTCAACAACAATTTTTAGAGTATTTGCCAGACTTAAATAAGCACATTACTGCTACTAAAAGCTCGGTTCGATTAACTCCAGAAGATTATAATAAATTCACCAGGCTTGTTACAGATAATTATTTTGGCCCAATACAAAATTTTGTAATGAAAAAATACCAAGCAACTTTACCTGTAAAAACGGAACAAGCACCAACTCCTACTCCTGCTGTTATTTCTGAAAAACCAATAGTAGAAACTCCTATTATTGTAAATGATAAAACAGGAACTGCATATAAAGCTGAATCTAAGCCTATAAATTGAGGTAAAATTAAAATAGACCCTACAGATATAGTTAACACTACTTTAGCTTTAAAAGGATTAGACGCTGTTGATCAAAGTGCTGCTAAACAAATTCAAGCAGTAACTAATGTAGCAACTAAAACTATGCAACCTAATCAAAGGATTATTATGTATAATCCTTATGATAGAATGGCTCAAAATGTAAAAACAGAGGCTAATACAGTTGGCAATAGCACAGGAAATGCCTATTCTGACGGAAATAAACAAATGGCTGCAAAGTTACAAATGTTTACTAAAGGAGAAGAAGCTGCAGCAGGTTATAGAGAGAGAGGAACTGAATTATATAATAAAGGTATTCAAGCACAAGCTAATGCTGATTATAAAACACTTGTTGGAAATACTGCAATTGCTGATTGGAATAATGCATCTATTAAAGAAGGAGCAAATAAAGCTAATTTAATTGAAGCTAATAGGATAGCTCAAAGATACCAAATTAAAAATGATCTTGGATTATCATATTTAAAAAATCTTACAAATAGAAAACGTGAAAAAGATTATTCTGAGTTAATTGCAATGCAAACTGGGGATGAATATAAAGCATTAAGAGATAAATCTAAACTGTATGATGATGCTGCATTTGCAAAAGCTGAAACTGACTATAATGCAGAGGCTTTAAAAGTACAAGGCAGTAATACAATGAAACCTTGAAATCAATCTCAAAGATACCTCGATTTGACAAATGCTAGAACAGCCTATACTAAAAGTATAGAAGATTGAACTGATAGACTTAATATTGTAAAAATGAAGTTAATGTATAATCAACCAACTTATAACAAAAAAGGAGGCAGTTTATCTAAACAAGATAAGATAGATATTGAGAATATTAAAAATGAAAATAAAAAAAGTATTGAAGAAGTAAGATTATTATATAAAACGATCTTAGCTAATCATAAATTAATGCAAGATTCTTTAATAAAAGTATTTAAATAAAATATGAAATATACATTAAAATTGGCAGGAGGTGGAGGAATAACTTTTACTCCTTATATTAATCCAGCACCACAACAATCAACATCAACATCAACACAAGCATCTTCATCAGAGAAATCTGGTGAAGAGGGTGTTATGAATGATAAAATTTATGAAAAATTAATGGGAGCTGGATTAGTAAATGACGTAAATGATTTTGCTACTAAAATGACTACATTACAACAAGATTATTTTGGAGCTTCAAATACATTTGGGGCTAAGCCAATGATTAATTATTTACAACAAATTGCTAAAGTAAATCAATTAATGGAAAATAAGAAAGCTTGGGATTCTGCTGTTGCAACTTCAGAAAAAACAGGTGGATATGGAGAAACTGCAATTGGTACTAATAATGAGGTTTACACTCGTAGAGGAGATGGGCAAATACAAGCTATTAGTTTAAATACTTATAAAGAAAATAAAGGTAAGGTTAAATTATTAACTGTATCTGAACTTTTAAATGCTAGGAATTTTGAAGCACAATTAACAGGACAGAATGGAGTTTTTGAAGTAGCTAACACTTCTATTGGCATGAATAAAATTAGTGACCATGTGCAATCTATTGTATCAATGGTTAAGTTAGCATCTGATAGTACAGATTTTTATGCAACTAAGGACATGTCAAGTGAAATAGCTAAAATTACAGGAAGTAGAAAGCCAACTCAAAAAGAATTAGATGCATTATCTAGTATAACTGCTGATGGCTCTTATAAAATTACATCTAGCAGTAAACAAAAAGACTTAACTACTGCATTAAATTATATATGGTCTACATTAGGAGAGTCTGCCCAAAGAAAATTAGAACTCATAACAATAATGGAAGGCAAAGAAGATTCAAAAACCATTATTAAAGAATTATTAACTGCAAGTTATGCTCCAGAATCAGATGTAAGTATTTCAGAAGTTAAAGATACTGATGGAAATAGAACTGGAAAAAATGGAGAGGCAGTTAAAAATATAGCTTTATCCCCTACAGAATTATTCCATTCAGGTAAATTAAACATAACTGGCAATAACTATGACATTAATAATAATAAAGGAACAAAAATGTCAATTCATGCTTCGTCTATTGGGCCATTGCTAAATTTAAAAAATAATGAACAAATTGGAGTTTCTACAGTGGCTAATGCTTTAACTCAAGGTGGTTTGGGTATTTTATTAGATATTAATAAAGCCTATTTAGGGGATATAAAAATTAATCCAATTCAATTACAAAATTTAGTCTACAATGGACAGGATGTAGCACAGGTACTTTTACCAGTTAAAGATGGAGGTTTACCTGATTTTGAAAGTATGCAAGAATTTAAGGATTTAATGGCAGTTTATGAAGCAAATAAAGATAAAGAGTCCATTAAAGTAGCAGAAAAAAGATTCCATGACGCTGGTTTTAATATTTATATAGATGCTATCCCTGGCAAAGATGGTAAAATTACTAAAGTTATTAGAGATAATAAATATGTTAAACCATTTTTAGCAATTCCTACATTAACTAACTCAGCTACAGAATTTGCAGATAATAAAAATTTAGTTAGATTAATTGGAGATAATGCAGATATAGCTACAAATTTAATGGAACAAGCCTGGACATTTACTTCAGGAACTACAGCTAAACCAATTATTAAAAAAGTAATTCCAAAAGGAACTTTATCATTAGAAAGACCACTAGCTGGAATGACATATATAGCATATAGACCAGATGCTTCAGCACAAATAGCTGCAATTAACTCACATTTATATGGGCCAGCTGCAGGTATTGCAGACATTCAAAGAAATTTACAAGAAGACCCAAATATGACTGGAAATAAACCAGTAAGTGCAAATGCAAAAAAATTAATAGAATAATATGGAAATAACTAAAGCAAATGATATGATGGTGGCAGTATTGGATAACCCTACTGCAAGTTCATATGACCTACTTAGCTCAAATATAAATGGAAATAATACTTCATTATTTAGTAAAGATAAATATAAACAATCTACTTTTATACAAGAAAAGTTTAAAGATGAAAATGGCAAGTTTGATGATTTAGCATTTAACGATGCTTATGCAGTAGCCTCAACTAAATATGCAGAAATCACTAATGAAGAATATTTAAAAGGGTTAGATACTATTGAGTATAGTCCTTTTGATATTACACGTCCAAAATTTGCAAAAACTTATAAAGTAGATGTAGAATATAGTCAAGATATAGATCCATTTAAATCATTAAAAGGTTGGACAGGAGTAGGAAGTATTGATGCAAATCCACTATCTTTAAGAGAAATAGCACAATCTGGAAAAATATTTGATACTAAAACAGGAGAATGGAGTAAAGACTCTGCTAATGATAGGGGATTATTAAATAATTTTTTTGGGGAAACTTTAGTTTATGCACAATGGGATGAAGAAGGAGTACATCTAGATCCAGAATATGGAGTACAAGTTAAACATAAAAAGGGGGATTGAAAAGCTGATGCAAGTGGTAATCTCTTTATGGAAACACTTGGAGATAGAGAAGTTTATGGAAAACAAGTATTAAACCCAACAGATGTATTAACTACTGATGGCAGTATATTTAATAAGCTTGATTTTATGGATTCTGATAGTAGAGAGAAATCTATAAGTGGAACAACATTTAAATTAGCTGCACAAATAGCTCCATATTTAATACCAGGATTTAATATTCATTATGGGAGAGTAAGTGCTGCTATTGGATTATCATCAGTTTTACCAACATTTTATAAATCATTTGAAGGGTTATTACTAGGAGAAAATAAAAGCGGATTAACTGACGCTGCAACTGCAGCAGAGGGTTACATGACTAAATTTAAAGCACAGTCTTTTTCAGATGAGGCTCAGGGCTCAATGTTTAATTATGAACAAATGGGCCAAATGGTTACAAGTGTATTCTCTCAAATATACGAACAAAGAGCTGCAGCTAGTTTAGCTAAAGTATTTACTAATAATTCAGCTTTAAAATTATCTGACGAAGGAGAGAAGATTGCTAAAGGAATTGATAATGAATTATTACAAGGAGTTATTAGTGGAAAGATAGATATGAAAGATATAGGGATGTTAAAACAATCAGCTATGTCTAAAATACCAGAAATGGCTGAATTTCTTAAAAAACAGTCTGCTATGTCAAAAGCTTTAAATTTAGGGTATATGGCATTAACTACATCTGCTGATACCTATGGAGCAGCTATTGAAGGAGGCTATGATAAACGTACAGCTGGATTTGCTACATTAGCAGTAGCTGCTGGTCAATATGGGGTTATGATGAATAATAGGATGGGAGATTGATTTTTAGATAAATCAACTGGATATTCTATTGAGACTAATAAAGCCCTAATGAAAAAAAGTATTTCAGGGTACTTTGAACCTATTAAAAGTGCATTTGCAGAATCAAATAAGGTTGAAGGTAAGGTTAAATTAGCAGGAATATTTAAAAATTTTAAAAATACAATTGAGGATACATTTATGTCTCCTTCTGTTTTGGGGGAAAATCTTTGGAAACATTCAGTTGTGGAAGGAGTAGAAGAAGTAAGTGAGCAATTAGTACAGGATGCTACTAAAGGCGTAATAGATACAATGTCTTATTTAGGATTTACTGAAAAGCAGGGAAGTTTTGGAGGTACAGATGTTATATTCTCAAAATCTGGGCTAGAAAATTATGTAGCTAATTTAGTTGGCGGTATGATTGGCGGTCCAATGTTTGAATTTAACTCAACAGTTATTGAGCCAAGATTAACTGGAAAAATACCTCAGGAAGTAAAACAATCAATATATCAATTAATTGGGAATGGTCAAAAAGACTTAGCAATTAATGAAATTAATAGACAAAGAAAACGTTTGGGTAATTCTTATATATCTCCAGTAGATGTTGATGGAAATCCAGTAGCAGCAGAGCAAGGTAAATCTCAAGCAGATGTTATTGCTGATACAGCTATTGGGATGATTAATTCCATAGATGGTATTATGAATTCTCAAGGGTTAGCTCATACTAATGAAGAAATTGTTAAAAAGGCTTTATTAGATCATATTGTTATTAATGAACTAGAAAAAGCGAAAGGAGATAATGCAGTTGGTATTGAAGGTTTAATATTAGAAGATTATACAAGAAGTTTGGATAGGATAGTAGATTTAACTACTAAAATACAAAGTTTAACTACAACAGAAGAAGCTAAAGTTAATAATAAAGCTACTATTACTTTATTAGAGGATGAACGTAAAATATATATTCAAAAGAAAAATGATATATTAGAAGGTAAAAATGCCGAACATTATTTTGGACAAGCTACCTTTTACTTATCAAAACAACTAAGCCAAGATTGATTAACACTCGATAAAAATACATACACTAAAACAAAATACAATATTGATTATTATAAACTGCCAGAAACTGGGCTAGGATTAAGTAAAGAGCGAATAAATAAAGAATTTCAAGGTTACTTAGATAATGCTGATATAAAATTTGATTTAGAAACTAAATATAAGGCTTATTTAGAGTTAGAGAAAAATACTAATCCAGCAATTGCAAAATGAGTGGAAACTGGATATGATGCAGTTAGAAAAGAGATTCATAAAAAAACTTTAGATTTAAAAAGAACAATAGAAATCTTTAATACTGCAGGAACAGAAGAGGAAAAAGCAAGAGCTATAGAAAGTTACATTCAAATTAGTAATGAACTAAAAGGGTATACTAAAAAACAATTTGCACCTTGAGATGTATATAGAACTGACGTAGCTTCTAATTTCATAAATAATGGTTTAGTTGGCAATTATATTGATGGAGAATTTAAGCCATTGAGTAAAAGTCAATTAGAAGAAGAAATTGAAATTGAGGATGAAGGAGAAGTAAAAAAGATAAGCAAAGTTGCTTATATTATTGATAGTTTAAGTAAAGGATTACCTCCAACTAGTTTTTCTGGTGAAAAATTTGCAGAACATTTTAATGATAGCGTAAATGCTTTTAATAATAATGTAAATTTAAAAATAACTCAATTACTTCAATCTGAAGAAATAACTCCAGAAATACAAGAAGAGATTGATAATTTAGAAAAATCTAAAATTACTTTTGGATTAGGTGATATATCTAATTTAAGTAACATTAAAGCTATTAACTTTAAGTTTGAACAACTATTAGAAAGTAAACTTCCAAAGGAATTAAATTCTGAACAAGATGAGTTAAATAATTATTTTGATAATCCGTTTACAGGAGAATTTTATGATTTAAATGAAATAGCTGAAAATTATTTAATTGAAAAACGTAATAGATTATTAGATAATTTTAAAAAAGCTAACCCAACCTTAAGCAATGATTTATTAGACCAAATAATTAATGGAGAAACTGATGTTACTAAACTTTTAGATAAGTCAGGAATAGGCCTTTCAGCTCAAATTCAAGAATTATTAAAACCCTTAATACAAGAATTAACTGATTTGAATTCAAGGGCTAAAACAGATGAATTTAAATTAGAAAGTATAAGAAATACAGAAGAAATAAATAGTTTAATAAGTAATGAATGAAATGATATTTTAAATTCTGATACTCCTAACCTTGATGTATTTTTAGAAGATATACAATCTAAATTAAATACTTATAAAAATTACAATTCAGAAAATTCAATTTATTCTCAATATAGAGAATACTTAGATTATAAAAATAAAGTTTGAATAGTAGAAAAAAATGCAGCTATTGCAAAAAATAAGCCAGATTTCTTAAAAATAAATAATATAGCTTTAGAATTACTTTTAGATACTTTAAGTAAACCTGGAAAAGCAGACATGGAAATGTTTAAGGAAGCTAAAAAAATGGTGGATAATAGATTATTAGAATTAAATAATGTTTATTTGAAAAATTTCACCATTACAAATCCATTAGATATGTTATCTATTTTAAATAATGCAGATAAAATAGCTAATCAATTAAATCAGTACACAAATAAAATAAATAAAATAACTTTAAAAAATGGAGATGTTTACTATGAAGAAGATGATAAAGATTTATTTGAACAAATTCTTAAAGAACAAGCAGCAATTTCTGAAGAAAATGAGGATGAAATTACTTATGTTATTGGAACAGACTATAGAAAAGAAACAATTGAAAAATTAAACTTACCTATAGAATTTACCAAGTTATTAGGAGATGAAGATACTAATAAACAATTAGAAAAAGCCATAAAAAACTTAGTAGATAACAAAAATTCTATACGTGATTTAAAACAATTAAATAAATTATATGAATTACAAGCTAAAGGGCTAGATTTAGTTGAAAATGAATTATACAATTTTTTAGAAGAATTTCAATTATCTTTAGAGGATAATTCAAAAAGTAGAACATCAACTATTTTACAATTATTAAAACAAGAAGAACAGTCTTTAATTTCATCTTCGTCTATATCAAATTATTTAGCAGAAGGAATTAAAAATAGAGATTTACAACAAGCTATTAATACTTTAAAATTGTTAAAATCAGTAGTTAATTCTATGAGTACGACTGAATTAAGTTATGGAGACCCTATTGGATTCATTGCTTCAAGACAAAATTTTGTTAAAAGAAATAAGATTACCTCTGATACTATAAGTTTAAAAACTATTAGTTCAGATACTGCCACTTTAATGAATAAAGACTTAGATAGATACATTAATAAATTAGAATTTATTTTAAATATATCTAAAAGTAATTCTTCTAAAATGTTCAATGAACAAGAAGCAGTAAGAGAAATTATGACTAAAACCAATTTAGAGACTATTAAGAGTTTAATAAAGCAAAATCCTATGTATAAAGGTAACCCTGTTATACCGGATTTAACTGAAATTTTAAATTCAAAAGATTCTAATGAGAAAAAATTAATGAAAATTGAAACATTAATTTATGAAGCAAATAAAGACAATAAAGCAGAGGCTTTTAAGGTAATACTTGAATTTTTAAATATAACTGATAATAAATCTGTGATAAATAAAGATTTTAAATCTGAGGATATTACTGATTATGAAAGAGCTATTTATTTAGCAACTATTTTTTCTATAAATTCTAGAGATCATTTTATTAAAGATTTAAATATATTAGAAGATATAGCCTTTAATAAAGCACCATTTTATACTCAAGAGTTAGCAGCTAAAGTAATGATGGCTTCTACAGTAAGTCCAGAATTATTTCAGATGATAACTGAGAATATGGATGAAAATACTAAAACGGAATTATTAAAAACAGATTTAATAACATTTATTTTAGGAGGTGGTGGTACAGGTAAAACAACTGTTGTATTTAAAATGCTTGTAAAAGCATTATTGCCAGATAATCCAAATTTAAGCATTTGATTTGCTGGCCCTCATAAAGATCAGGGTTCTAAATTAATGACAGATGTTTTAGAAGGAATTAACACTTCCACACTAAATACTGAAAACTTTAGTAAAAAACTTTTATATGAAAAATTAGGTATAGGGGCTTTAATGGAAACTATTAAAGAAGAAGAAGCATCTTTAACTAATACTAATAATAAGTATATAGAACAAGGAACTGATTATGAAAACTTACCAGCAGTTAAATTAAAAGAATCTGATAATGGTATGCCATTTATTTTTGAGGAATTAAATAAAGTTTCTTTAGAAAATTTACCTAATTTACTATTAATAGATGAAACAACACACTTTTCTGCAGTTGAGTTAGTTATCTTAAATGAAATATCACGACTTACTAAAGAAAAGGGTAGCTTTATGAAAATTCATACAGCAGGAGATACTAATCAAATTGGTAAAAAAGTTGATGTTAATGGCTTTATAGAATATAATGCAAATAGAGCAAATGGAATATTTACTCCAACTCTAAATATTACAGTTCGTTCTGCTAATAATCAAAAAAGAGATAACAATGATTCCATGATTGGATTAATTAGTACTATTTCTAAATTTTATACAGAAGACTTTGATAATACTGAATCGAATGTACTATTAACTTTAGATAATATTAAACCAACTTTACATTCCTTTTTAGACACTAAAAATGGGGTTTTAAATGGAGATATAATTGTACCTGATTTAAATCAAGACTTATTAAAAGTAATGAAAATAAATTTAGATAATGGTTTAAAAGTAGGTATATTAACAGAGTCTAGTGATGACTACAATGGTTTATCTGAGGATTATAAACAATCTTTAATAGCTGCTGGAATTAACCTAGAAAATCCAAATCTGAAAATATTTAATTTAAATAATATTCAAGGTAATGAATCAGACTACTTTATATTTGATACATCATTAATTAAATCTGAAAAAACAAATCATAAATTAAAAGAATTTTATACTTATATATCTAGAGCAAAAAATGGTACTATTATTGTAGATTCTGGTTTAAATTTTACTAAGTCATTAAAAATTGAAAATGTATCAGATAATTTTACTGAAATACGTGAACCATTAACAGAAGAGGTTATTAACAAGAATAAAGATACTAGAATTAAAACTATTAAAGAACTCCTTGATAATGATTTTAAGGCTATGTCAAAGGGGTTTACTTTTTCTAATACAATTACTAACCTTGATGAAGAAAATACAACAGAAGGCTCGATAACAAGTGAGAAGGTAGATTATAACACAGATTTCATCATAACTAATAATGAATTAAATGGAAATGATGATATTAATGGGGATGAATTTAAACAACCTACATCAACAAAAACAAATGCAGATGGCTCTAAGCAAACTATTATAGAAGATAATTTTGATATAATGTTTCATAGCTTTTATAATAATTGAAATGCTGTTGTAAGAAGAAATGTGGATACAAATAAAGTAGATTTTATTGAGTTTGGAGGATCAAAAACAAATACTGACTTAAATTTTAAAGTATTAAATGGTGTAGACACTAGAATTAAGGGCGAAGATGCAGAAGAGTTATTTAAAACTTGAAGTGATTTAAAAACATTAGCAATTTTTAATAACATAAAAAGCCATAAAACAGCACTTTTTAATGATGCAAATAATAAAGAATTTATTAAACGAGCTTTAGGGATTGATAATATTAAGTCTAGAGAAGTAGAAGTTGACTATGTATTAACAGCTTCAATGTATGATAAAGAATTTAATAAGCCAGGAGATAAATTTGGATTTAATATAGGGCAAACTTTAACAAATGCAGATCCTTTTATCAATCTATCATTAAAAATAACCTATGATGGTAAGAGTCATTACTTAACTTTAGCTAATATTTCTAAAAACGGCAATGATAATTTTGAATTTGGTGAAAAAACAGGAGAAGCATATACAGACAAAATTAAAGAGCTAACTAAATATTTTAAAACAAATGCTGATGTACATATAGTAGAAATAGGTAAACCACTGACTTTTACTGATGTTAAACTTATTACTAATACTAGACTTGTTAAATTCAAAGATAGTAATGGTAAAAATATTAATAGTAAAACATACTTAACTGAAATAACTAATACATTCCCAGGAACGTTAGTTAAATCAGAGGGCGGTACACCAACTATATTCTTTTATCCATCTGAACCTAATTATGCGGCATTTAAATCTTTAATAAATTCATTTAATTATGGAACACCAAGAACTGATGAACAAATTAAGAAGTTATATGAAAAATATGCAGGAAAACCCTATATAAAATTGTCATATAAAAATGATTTTGAGGGAGGAGTTGGTAAAGATATACAAACTAAATTAATCCCAGTGTTTGTAGAAAGTAGGACTATTGAACAGGTTAAACAAGAGGCTAAAGAAATATATGCAGATGGTAATAAGTCCTTTGATAAAAAAGCCTTTAATGCATTAGCTAGTCCAACTCAGATATTAGATTGGCTTACTAAATTAATTATTGAAGATAAAGGTCTATTTGATAAATTATTTGATATTGAAAAAGGAGAATTTAATAAATCAAGTGTAAACTTTAAACTGCCAACATCTATTTTAGGTCTAATTGAAGATATTTTTACAAGTAGAGATACTAAAAAAGTAGGAAGTTCTTTTATTAATTTTAAAACTACATTAGAAACTATAGCTAAAACTTATAGTGATAATAGTACATTAAATGCAAAAGAATTAAAAAAGAAAGTTCTACCATTAATTAAAACTAATGGAACTTGGGCAATGCCTTTTATAAATTTATTTAACCTAAGATTCTATAAAAATCCATCGGAGGAATATAAACCAATTATTGCAGAAATGCAAGAAACAGTAGATAAACTTATGGCTTTTATTGGTAATCAAGGGCCAATATATTATAATATTTTATCTTACACTGATAATAATAATACTGTAAGAAAAACCAGTGATGGAATAAATATTAGTAAAAAAACCTTTATTAACGCAGTTCCAGAACCACCAAGAATTATAATTAATTTAGAAAACAAATTTAAAGAAGAGTTAATTAATCCTGAAAAGCCCCCTGTAAATTCAAAAACTAAGAAAGAAACAATAGTTCCAAATATTGAACAAGTAGAAGAAGAAATACAGAATACGGCAATAACTTCAGAAGAGCCAACAAATTTATCATTTAATCTACTACAAACTAAATGACTTGAAGGACTAGATAAAAATGATTACCAAGAATTAATTAATATTTTAAATTACTTTGAAAATTTAAAAGACTCAACAACTAATAAGAAATTATATAATGAATTACTTATAGCATTAGACTTTTTAAATTTATCTAAGGAAGATATTGAGATAGATTTAAATAGCGTTGATGGCATAAAAATCAGGATAGTACAAGCATTAGCTAATACATCTTTAAATTTATCTAGTGTTAGAGAAGCTAAAAAACCAATAGATACAGTAAATGCAAAATTGAATGTATTAATACAAACATTAACAGGAGATGAGAATAAATCAATATATGATGATGATTTAGAGACTATTTTCCCATGTTAAAAATAAATAAATAATGAAAATAAAATGGCAAATTGTGAATTAATAAATGTAAGAAAAGTAATATCTTTAATAGATAGTAAAGCTCAACAAATTAAAGATATTGATAAATTATCTAGATTTATTGAAGAAAAGATGGAAATTACTTTAGAAGATTATTTTTCTTATCTTCAAAATACAAATAATCAAGCCCACTTAGAAGATTTAATAGATGTTTTTGATTATTATAAAATAAATATTAGTAAGTTTCTAACTAATTTAGGCACAACAACTGCTGGTTTTAAAAGTGCAATAAACAGTAACTTCCTTTCATCGGAGGTTACTGATTTATTTCACACTATGAATGTAGCAGAAAACTATTTTAAATCCAAAGTAACAGGGTTAGTTATGACAGCTGTAGCTATAGGTAACAGTAAAACAGGAGTCTATGTTAATAACAAAGAAGATTTAAATAATAATATAAAGAATTTAAAGGAAGAGTTGTTTCAAACATTATTAAATTATGTTAATCAGCCCAACAACAAATTAAAACTTTATAATAGTGACGGCTCTTTTAATAGTGATGCATATGCTACATTTAAAGTGGCTATTAGTACTTTAGAATCACAATTATTTACAGCAGATGAAAAAAGAGAATCTTATAATGGAAGGCCAATTCCAAACTTGAGAGGAAGTATTCTAAATGTAGATGATAGAAATAAATTTGATGCTTATAATGCAGCAGTTATGTTAATAAATTTTGATAATATCATTAATAAGTACTTTAAAAAGGTGCTTAACATTGACTATTCAGTATTTAATAAATTTAATGACTCTCCTACAAACAGTTTTAAATATTCTTTAAATATTAAAGGAAATCAAGAAGTTTACTGATCTAAAGAAGATCACGAATCTGAAGGAATTGAAAAACTAGAAGACTCACTAACAAAGGCTATTGTTGCTACAATTCCTCAAATTAACAAAAAGAATGTAGCTACAGGTGGATTTTTAGAAATGAAGGATTTGTATAGTTTAGGAGGATTAATAAAAGAATTAGAGACTAAGAATATAAATACATATCTGCAAGATAGTGAATGGACTAGATTTGAAGAATATCCTAAAAGAATGTTATTGTATTATCTTACAAAAATTATTGAAGCAAAAGCTAGTAATTTTACAGAAGAAGCCCATAAGCCATATAGTATATTTTCTTCTAAAATGGAATTAATTTATTCTTTACAATCTTTTATAGAAAATAATAATATAATAGAAAAAGAAAAAAATAGTGAAAATTTTTCAGTATTAGCTATATTAGGGCAAATTGTTAATAATACTTTTGGGGCAAGTTATCAAATTTATAATACAAATGGGAAGTACGAAATACAAGAAATGCATAAGCATAATGCTAGTACTATTGCAACTCAAAATGGAATATATGCTAACCTATCTAATAATTTAAATAAAGCTGATAGTTGATTTGATAAATCAAAGGGATTAACTACTTTATTTAAAGATATTAACTTAGATACTAAGTTACTTGAAAAAAATCCTGATGGAACATATAGTGTAGCAGATAGTAGAGAATTAAGAGAATTTAAGTACAACTTTAAACAGTTTATGTATAAAAGATTTAGATTTAATATTAATACTCAAACTTTTAATGATATTATTCTAAACATGGATATGTCAGGCGGAGTAAATAAAGGTAAATATAATCTTAAGAGTTTAAAAAATGATTTAGAGAAATTATTTGACTTATTAAAAACTGATGTTGTACCTGCAATTGTAAAAAATGAAGAAATTTTAAGTGGAGATACACCAGATGCGGCAGTAGAACCAAGTGAGGCATTAGGGGAAATATTAAGTAATCCATTATTAATAGAGGCTATCAAACAGTTTGTAGATAATTATATTACTAAAACTATTATGACTGTAGATACATTAAAAGGGGATAAAATTCCTACTTTTAAAACAGCTACTTTAATGTATAATGACACTTCATTATTACAAAGCCATTATATAAACTATAATAAGAACAAAGATAAATTACATAGATCAATTTTCTTTGGAAGTGATATAGACAAATTGCCTACTGAATCTGTTATATTAGGTACAGGAACTAAACTTGAAGTACGTGATGGAATAACTGAGAGTAAGCCTGCTTCTAAATTTAATGTAATTGAAAATTTTAATACTACATTTATATTTGATTTTCTTAAATCATTTTCTAAAGATAAAAGAAATGAAAATAAATCATTTGCTATAACTATTGGCAATTATTCTGATAAGTCTACAATATTAACTAAGTTTATCAACACTTCTACAGAATGGAAAGGTAAGATTATAAAAGATTTATCAAATGAAGATTTAATAGAATTATTTAGAGAGCAATCTCGTAATTATTATGAAGATACATTAGAGGACATATTTAAACAATATAAAATCTTATTCAATACTAATGGAAGAGGAGAAGCCTTTAATTTATTAAAAGATAATAATAAAAAAATATTATTCATAAATAATTATTTAAATGAAGTAGGTGTTAATGGTAAAAATTTATTTCAACAAGAAAAAGCACAGGCTGTTTTTGCTGGAGCTAATTTTACAGAAGAATTACATTATAGTTTTTATTTAGATAATGGTAACAAAAGATTGGCATTAAATCAATTAATAGTTGATAATTATAATTTATATAAAGGCTCAAAACCTTCTAAAGAGTTTAATACTTTTATTAAACTACAAGAAGATAGTATGATTGCTAAATATTTATATGCTAATAATAATTTAACTTCATTAAATTTAAACTCAAAGGAACTTGACGAATACTATTCTACCCTTAATTTAACTAATACACAAGGAGAAAAACAAGAAATACAGGATAAATTTGGAAATTTAAATCCATTAGTAAAGAAATGGATGTGGATGAGCAATTTATTTAAAAATGAATACTTATATATTTCTGCAAAAGGAGAATATATGCATCCACATAAAGCTAAATTAAACTATAGAGGAGATAAGCCCTCTATAAATTTTGATGATTTAGCTATTGAAATGAGTGGCAGATTAGCTAGTATGGCTAAACGTAATGTAATATTTACTGCAACAATTGAATTGCCTTCTAGAAATCAAAAAAATGGTACTCCGAATAATGTTAATTTGGCAGTAATTGAGGATTTAACTGCTCAGATGTATAATATTGCAGGACAAACTAAAAACAATCAAGAAGTACATGATGGCAGTTCGACTATCAATTATGTATATAGTAAGTTAGTTGAAAATTCATATCCAGGAAAAAGCTATAAAGGAACTAAAAAACAATTTGGTACTTTTATTACAGATTACTCTTGTGTTGTTAAAAAAGATGCAGAAACTGTAGTTACTAATGATATTATTAGAAACTCTAATCATTCAGAAATTAGCTATAAAAATAAACAATACCAAATGTTTAGTGCATTTAATTTAGATGGACTTAAAACTACCCCACTAACTCCAGACAATTTATTTGTGATGGATAGTGGTATTAATAAACAAATTACTTCTTATCTTATTAAGGACAATAAAATTTATATAATTTATAATAATGACTTATTAAATAAAGTTGTTAAACCAGCTAATACTCTATATGAAGTATGGGAAGCATTAGGTGGAGAATATTCAATGGGTGTTAATGGGGAATTCAATGAAGGTTCTAATGAAGAATTATTTAATATAGTTGTTAATAATGATTTAAAAGAACAAATGATTCATATCATATCTAATAAGTCATCCATTAAAGCAGGTGGTACAAATATAAATTCTAATGATTTGTGAAAATCTAAAGATAAATTAATGTTTACTACTTATGAAAATAGACATATGGGGCCACAGCTAGATGCTGGACATGAAGCAGATGCATCTGAGATTAAAGAAGTAACTCAGGTAGTCTCAGCTTTAGCTCAAAATGGAAATACTGCTCATTTAGCTCAAGAAGTCTATGAAAATTTAGCTAGTACTATTAAAAAAGCTGCTGCTCCTTATAAAAAATATTTAGGGAATAAAACTGATGATTTATATAACTATATGGCTAGAAAATTCATTGATAAAATGAGTAAATCAGATAATGTTAGTTTAGCTAAGAATATATTAGAATCATTGCCAAAAGATCTACAAGTGCCATTTAGTAATCAAAATTTCTTTCAGGCATTTGTTAAAGATGTAATATCAAGAATGAATGATGAGTTTATTACAAGATACTACAGAGGAATTGGGGCAGTCTTAAACCCCTCTCATGGGATTATAAAACTGTTTGAAGATTCAAATGGAAATATTATTAAACAAGAAGATTTAGCTAAAGCTGCTTTTGCAGATTATCAATTAAATACTATTATGTATAACCCTAATAGTAGTAATGAAGAGATAATTAAACAATATTTAGAAAAAACTTACCAATCTAAACCTGTAGATGCCAGTGAAATACAGCCTGGTGATAGCTATGATATAGTATTAAATGTAGATGGATTAGATTTAAAAACTACACATACTCTTGATACTATTGAAAAATATTATAAGTTTAAAAAAGAGTTTGCAGGTCAAACTGTTATGAAATCATTCTCTGTTCCAAGAGATTTAAAGCCTTCTGAAATTACTTTTGAAATTACAACAGGATTAGATGAAGAAACAAATTTATCAATCTATGAAGCTAAAAATATATTTGATACTGACTCTATTCGATTGAGATATATTTTAAATAAATTCAAAGAGGGATCTATCGATAAAACTGATAGTGATTATCTGATACTACGTAACTTTATGAAGGCAAACAAGATTCCTTTGAAATTAATAGAAGAGGTACGAGATAAGAAAAATGAAGAAGCACAAAAAGCTTTTAAAAAGGCAGATAATTTATTAAATGCATGAACTCAACGAAATCTTCAACTATTAGATAATCATTTAATAATGATACCTGTTGATATAAATACAGATTTTAAAACTTATTTTAATGGGGATGCCTTAATAAAGAATATTTTTGAAGACGCAAAACATTTATACAATGGCAGAACTATTAATGTAACTAATTATAAATTTAAACCAGCAGAACTAATTCTGCCAAATATTTATAAAAGTGATTTTGAAACCAATATGGATTCAATTACAACTATTAGAAATAACCCAAATTATTTTGTAGATAAATTACAAAAACAATTTGAGTTAACTGATGATAATTCTGATTTCATCATTTCATTAGGAGATAACAACCCGAAAATATATGTAAAATATGTTGTGGATTTACCTTCATCTAATAGTAAAGTTTCTATTATAACTGACAGAGAAGAGATTGATGGTGAATTAAAAACTGTAAAGATTAGATTAGATGAATTAGGTAATAAAATGTATATTTTGCCAGAAAATTCTAAAGTCATTGTTGATGATAGTGGGAAAGAAACCTTATATATAAAAGCTGCATCTAAACATTTAAGTAAAGTAGTTACAGAATATCATATAATAGAAGAAGGATTAAATGATACGATTAAACAACTAATTAAATCATTTAATGGAAAAATAGATGCTATTATTCCAACAATGAATAGTGTTTTTAAAGAGTATGTTGAGAGATTTGATAAAGAAGGTAATTTATTGGGTAGGGGATTAATTGATTCTAGTATTCATAAAATAACATTAAAAGAATTTTCCAAATTTAGTGGTATTACTATTGATTTATCTAATTTTAGACAAGATACTTTGCATGATGACTTTAATAAAATCAAGGATGATATAATTAATAAAATGGCATTAAATAAAAGAATTTCTTGGGAAAAATCACATGAATTTGTAGCTGCCCGTATTCCAGCTCAATCTATGCAATCTTTTATGGAAATGAGAAATGTTGGCTATAATAACAATAGTGCTTCTGGTAATGATGCTTATGTATCAACATGACAACTTTGGTTGCAAGGTTCTGACTTTGATATTGATAAAGCATATATAATGGGATATGGCTTTGATAAAAATGGACAATATGATTCGTGAGCACCTTTAAATTATAATTCAAAAGAAGTACTTAATGCTATAGAAACATTGCCATTTCCAAATAATAGAATTACAAAAGGAAAGACGAGAGGACAGAAAATTATTACTCCTAAAGCTTTATATACTCCAGCTGGTATAGCTGATAGTATAGATTTATCTGATGAATTTGAAGCATTTATTGATAGTGTAGATAATGACACTATAGATTCTATGGAAGAAGTTTGAGGTAGTATAGTTCAAGATTTGAAAGGAGAAAAAGTGCCTTATTTTACAATTAACTCAAATTTTTCAGTAGATTCTATTAATAAATTAAGAGATATACTATTAAAAATTAATAAATCCCAATCATTACATATAAATTTAGGAAATAATCCATTATATTCGAAATTTACAAAAGATTTTATAAAATTAATTAATGATTATAATTTATCAACAGATTATTTATACAAGAAAAGTGCAATAAATAATTCAGTAATTAGTAGAATTAAAAATATTATATCAGCTCCAAGTAATTATTTAATTGCAAATGAACCTGTAGAGGTAGAAGATTGGCAAAATGCAGCAAGTGAAGGATTAAAAGCAAAGGGTGGAGTTCAATTTTTATTATCAAGTTTAGACCACATAAGCATAATGCAACAACAAAAAGATGCCTCTGTTGGTAAAGATGATGTAGGTATTGCAGCTAATGGCCTAAAAGTTTATTTTGCATTAACTTCATATTATAATAACCATTATAGTGATCCAGATTATACTGTGGTAGACAATGATTATAAGTTGTTTAATAAGCAATTTGTGATGGAAGAAACGAGTTATAATATTTCAACTTTATCTGATGTAAGAATTAGAAAACATCAAATAACTCAATTAGAACAGTTTATATCTAAAGGCGAGCAAAAGTTAGATGTATTTAAAAGTCAAGCTGCTATTGCAATGTCCGGATTTACATCACTTGCAACTGATAATGCAAAAGAATTAGCTATGGCTAAATTGAATGCCTCTGTTGAATTAGCATCAATGCATTTATATATGTTATCTCTTGGTATTGATAAAAATACCATTGCTAAATTTATGAACTCCAAAGTTGCGATAGATATAGCTAAAAGTTTAGAAACTAATTTATTTTTAGAGTCTGACGGAAATGATAGTGTGTTTGTAGCGACGATTTTACAAACTTATGAAAAAGCTAATGGTATTAGTCCAGACTTAGCTACATTTAAATCTATGTATAGTGGAGCTCAAGAATTTAGAATGTTATCTGGATTTTTAAAAGTAAATCAAAAAACATCTGCAAATATTAAAGAGTTAAATAAGTTTTTAACCAATTTAGAAACAACTATGTTTGCCAGAGAACATGCAATTTTTGGAAATGATTTAATCTATTTAAGAGATTTTGGAAATAACTCTGAAGCAGATAAAAAGTTTATAAAACTGATTAAAAAAAATAATAAAACTGTTAGTGAATCTAAGATTATTGAAGTATTAAATAATGCTGTAAAATATAAAATTTTAGGAGGTCAATTTGATTTTAGGGAATATATTAAGGATGAGAATGACACTTACAGAAAAGTTACTGCAGATTATTATAACCTGTTAAAAGATACAGTTAATGTATTTGATGTAATTGAATCAGTGCCACATTTTAAAGCTATGATTGATGGAGTAAAAATATCTCATAATATACTAAATAAGTTATCAAAAAAGTATAACTTTGCATTTGATTATCTTAGAAGTATAGCTAGAGAAAAAACGGATGAGTTACAAACTTTAAATGAAAATTTAAAACATCAAATGGGAAATAGGGCATTACCTCTTAAAATTAATGATATAGCTTTATCAAAGGCTTTACTAGCTTTTGATAAGTTTTTAGTTGGTAAATGAGCACAATCCAAAGACTCAAATGATAAAACATCCCCTTCAAATATTAGTTTTGACGTGAAAGAATTATTAAAATTAGCAGGAGAAGAAGAAATCGTATTATATAATGCTAATTCTAAAATTAGTAAGGATAGTGTTGAGATTATTACTGTAAAAGGAGATAATAATTTATTAGTAACTTTAGATACAGATCACGGAATAGCAAACTTTAAAAAAATAATGGAAGAGTTAATTGTTCCAATCTTAAAGAAAGCTGACTATAATCCTAAATTTATGGAATCATTAACTATTCGTAGTTTAAGAACTGCTTATGGCTCAAGAATGAGTGCTATTGTTTCTGCATTTAGTATGTCTCAATTAAATAATCCAGTAAATTTAGATAAGTTTCAAAATTTATTAAGTGAATTTAATGAATTAGACCTTAATAAGAAAAAATTACAAAATGTTCAGGGAGTAGATATGAGTTGACGAGATTTATTTTATGTTTATAATTTAGTTGTAAATAATGAATCATATGGAGATTTAAGACTGACACCAATTTTTGAAGATTATATTAAAGAGCCAAATACTGTAGGTAATAATTATTTACATTTTTCTAGTAAAATAGACTCTGGTGAAATTGATTTATTCGATTATACAGATGATAATAAAGAAGTATTAAATAAACCAATTAAGACAAAAGAAGAGATAAAAACACTAACTCAAGCTGAGCAAGCTATGAAAAATGATATTGTATTTTATACTTTTCATAAAGGTGGACAATTATATGTAAAAGATCCATTAACAGGAGCTAAAAAGCTTTTAAGGATTATAAATACAGACTATGTAGTAAATACTACTTTAGATCCAATATCAGTAGACAAACAACGATACCTTAATATACAAAATATTATTAAATATATTAAAGAAAATGCGTTAATAATAACAATAAAATGTAAATAAAACAAATGGGATGTACATATATTATTAAATTACCAGATGGTGGGGAACTAAAAATCCCCACCGATATTGAGGATGAATCTAAAGCCTCAATGTCTTCAATCGAAACCGCCTTAAAAGCATGAGGACGAGATTATACTGTAAAATCAGAACAGATAAGCAATATTTTGAATAAAGTTAATGTAGAAATAACTCCAGATTATTTTAAGAATATTGGAGTATTAGGTATAGTGAATAAAACTTCAATTAAAAATGAAATTCAATCATTATATACTAAAATAGCTGAATTAGAAAATAATGCTATAGATAGTATAATTCCTTTGAATGTTTTAAAAGCATTAGATATAATGCATACAAAACAAGAGAGATTAACTAATACATTAGTTGCTATTAATCATTTAAGTAAAGAAAATAATACTATTATTGTCAGAGGTGTAGAAGGTAAAACTCCTAAACCAGAATTTTGATTTTATCAAAATAATAATCCATTATCTTTATTTTTAGTAGCAATTAAATCAAAATTTGCAAAGCACATTCGTTTAGAAGATTTAACCACTGTACTTACTGCATATAATACAACATTAAAGGGAGTAAGTAAAAATGCCATAAATTTAGAAGGATTGGATGTTAAAGATTTCTTTTTAGGAAAAATGACAAAAGATTCATTTGAAGATGGTCAAATGTATAAGTTATTTAATACTATAGAAGGTAGGAAAACATTAAATACATTAGTTAGTTTAGTAGGAACAGGTTCTGAAGATATACAAGGAATTGGAAGAATGCAGGGGAGTGAATTTAGAAGTATTTCAAAACAATTATTTGCAGCATTAGATCCAAAAAAGTATGGAGTGCCTATTTTTACAGAGCAAACATTATTATCTAACGAATATGATAGAAATAATATTGTAAATCTTAAAGCCAAACAATTATTAGATGTACAAGAACATATTGTATATAATGATACACTAGTTAGAAATTTTTATTATAACCCAAAAGAAAAATTTGAAGTTTCTGGTAAACAAGATCTAATTTTAGAAACTTTAAATTTTTTAAATTCTAATATTAGATTAGGGGTTGATATTATTAAATTGCCAGAAAAAGGTAAATATAAAGAAGGCAAATGAATTATACCAACAAGTATAGAAGCTGATGCTGGAGGGATTAAAGTAGTAGGTAGGACTCTAGATGGAGAATCTAATATTGAATTAGCATTTGATACAATTAAAGTTAAAAATGATAATTTATCAGTTGAATATAGAAAATTTGAAGCAAAAGATATAGTAGAAGCAGATTTAACAGATTTAACTTCAGAAGAAAAAATTAATGGTAATATTGTAAGTAATGAAGCTGGATTATCTAAACAGGTAGTTCAAAGATATATAGAAAGAGGTAGTTTTATAAAATACACTACATCAAGAGGTACAAAATATGATGGTTATGTCTTAGCAGTTTATCCAGGAGTTATTATATTAAATACTAAATTTAATGGTACTCATAATAAAATTTATGATTTTAACACTATTACATCAGTAAGAAGCTCTAAAATTAACGATATAGATTTTCAACCATTAGATGTTGCAACTCTTAAAAACTTTCAAAATATTTCAAATGGTAGTGGCAAATTAGCTAATATAGGAGATATTATTCAAATATCTCATAAAAATAAAAAAGTATATAATAAAGTTATAGATAGTGATATTGATAACGTCTATATCTTAATTAACTATTCAGATGGTCTTAAAATTGAAAGCATTAAAAGGTCTAGAATATTATCTGTGTTCATTGATAAAAATACAATGAATATTACAGAAGGAGAAGAAATCGTTAATATACATAATAAATTATTAGGGGGAAATAGTATAAGAGAAAATAACTTATCATCTTTTGATGATTTAAATTTATTACAAAATAATGATTATGCGGTTATCAAAAATGGTAATAAATATAATGTTTATAAAATTATAGATAAGGTCTCTGGAAGAGTTGTAGAAGCTACTGGAGGTATTGTAGGATTGACAAGTATTTTAGATTTTAATAATGAAGATTTAAAATTTTATACTACAAGAAAAATATCATCACCTTACGCATTAAATACAGTTACTACTAATAATTGGACATTAGAAGAATCATTCTTTGCAGAACCAGTTGAAGGAGAAATTGTAAGTAATAAAGTGGAAGTTGCATACTTATTGCCAAATGAGAAATTAGGTATGTTAAATAACTTACAAGTCTTAAATTACAATATCCCTAATATGGGGATTGTAGTAGAAAAGATTTTTAGTACTACTGAAAAATATAGCAATTATACTAATATAACTGATTTAGTTTTAAAACAAATTAAAGAAAAAACTGGAAAGGACATTAAAAGGATATTAGTAACAAAGGATAAAAATGGTATTATACCTAGACAAACTAAGGGATTATTTACCGTTAATGGATTTAAAAAACTAGACTATAAAAAGAAACTAGAGTATTTAAATAAAGGAGCTTATGTTAAATTAAGGCTTAATGGAAATGTTAATGAGAAAATTTATAGAATTAATAATCTATCAGATACTAATGCTATATTAGAATATAATGTTTATTCTTATAATGGTGAGTTATTAACAGAGTTTAAAACTATACCTTTAAGTGTACTATTAAGTAATGATGGAGATAATTCAATATTTGAATATTATTGAATTGTTGGGAATAGCAAAATTGACACTTTTAGTAAAGAGTATAAAAAAGAAAATTTTAAAGAAAAGCCAACTTCACGAAAAGTAGTAATGGAAGAATTTGTAGAACATTTACAAAATATTTTTGCTAAATACAAGATGGAAGTTATTATAGATGAAAATGGTAGTAATTTTAAGCCAAACGAATATGCTAAAATTGAGGGCGGTAAAATCTATATTAATTTAAATAATAAAAATACTGATAAAGTTGATGTATTACATGAGTTTTTACATGTGTTCTTAATTAATTTAAAGTATGCAACAAATGAATCTAGAGAAGTTTATGAAGATATTTTATTATCTTATAAACAAGAAATGAATTTAACTGTGAATACATTAGATGAAATTGAAGAAAAATTTGTAACAAATATAGCAAATGCAATGATTTCAGTAGAAGATTTTCCAAGAGATATTAATAACTTCCTTGATTTATTAATGAATCATATGGAAAATATGGGATTAAAATTTGATATAGACACTATTAAAGACTTGAGTCCTGTAGATATATTAAACACTACCATTGAATCATTACTTCCAATTGATTTTAAAGAAAGTAATAACTTGTTTAATAACAGTGTAACTATGTTTGAAGCCGAGTTTAGAAAGTGGATTGAAGAGAAAATATTAGAAAATAAACTAGAAATAAATTGTAATTAAAATGGGATGTACATATGAATTAGATAATGCACCGTTGGATTTAATTGGCTTAGCTGATAAATTTTATAAGGAAACAAAAATTCTTAGAAATGCAGCTATTTACAGTAAAGAAGAAATTCAGACAAGTGTAAAACAAATTTTATTGAAAGAAGCTGAGAAGGCAAATGAATACCTTAATAGCCATGATGTCATTTCTACAACAGAATATATGTCTAAACTTAACACTGACTTTTTAGTAAAGTTAGGATTAGAAAGGGATAGGTTAACTCCACAATATATAGAGATTAATAGAAAAAACCATTACGTAAAAAAACGAGTTCTTGAAAATCAATCCCCAAGTTATGATTTTAGTAAAGTCCTCGTATCTAAAGATTTAGAAATAACTAGGGAGTTTTTAAGGCAAGAAGGTAACCCTAATATAAATGATAATGTAATTAATTTATATTTATCCGAAATTGAAGAAATTATAAAAGAAGAAGAAAAAACTAAGAAATTTGGTATATTCTTACATAAATTATTGTCTATATCATTAAAAGAAGGAGTTAGTTCAAAGTTTAAAAAAGAATTAGATAAATTTATTATTGACCCTGAGAATAAAGATATACTTGGAGAATCTACCGAAAAAGAATGAACAAAATCTATTACTGAATTAGTAGAAACAATAGGCAGAAGAATAAGTCCTAATAATGAAATAATTACAGAATTACTCCTTATTAGTGATGAAAATTCTATAGCTCAAGTTAGTGGTAAACTTGATTTGGTAGCTATTGATGAAAAAGGTGATGCACATGTATATGAAATTAAAGTTTCTAAACATAATTATAATAATTGAGATAGTGCTAAATTATTAACGGTTGATTGGCAGTTAGCTTTATATAGGCAGCTTTTAGCACAGCATATTAATATTAAAAATATGCAATTAAATATTATACCAATTCAATTTAGTAGACTTGGTGACCCAAATTCTTTAACTTTTACAGATATAATCAATAGAAAAATGGAAACTAAATCTGGGTTAAGGGAAGATGGGGCTATAACACAGGTTGCAGAATGATTAATACCTACTAGAATTAAAGTTGAAGTTAATGAAGAAAGGAAAAAACAATTAGAACTAGATTTAAATGAATTAATTCCTGGATATAAAATAAAAACTAATTATGAAGATTCTTCTGTTGAGGCTATCATGGCAAAAGCCTACACAAATGGGCAATGGACTAAATTTAATAATTATGATAATATAGATGGGTTACCTAAAGGCCCTTTTACTGCTAATACAGAGGAGGAATTTAGAAAAAAAGTTGAAATTTATGTTGAACATGTTAAAAAACAAGTTAATAGAAATGTAATGACTGTAAGTGAGGCTATTGGTTCAGTTCTTAGTGATCCTTCAAATCCAGCTTTAAAATACCCAATTAAAGAGAAGCAAATATTTTTAAATAATTTATTAAAAGATTATTTAAATAGTGAATGGGAATTAATAGATATTCCAGAAGCTAGGGCAATGGGCATTATTCCTATGAGAAATCGTAAAACTCACACTATAAATTTATTAAGCATAACCATCCATAGATTAAATGGAGACTCTGGACTAAATGGTTTAAGTTATGGAAATATAGATACAATTAAAAGTATGCTATTTCTTAATACATTTAAGAGTGAATTACTTTCTGGAGGATTTAAATTGGGGGAAATTATTACATTTAATTTAGAAACTAAAAAGTATCATAAGGAGTTAAACTTTAAAGCATATGATTTATATGAACAGCGAATGATTAAGGCTAGTATGAATCATAAAAATAAATTAAGTAAAATTAGTGATATTAAATCAGTAGATAATGTTGTAATGGATTTATTAAGGTCTACTTTAAATAATTATTCTGGAACTGATAAAAATGAAGTAGAGTCATTATTTAAACAACAAGGAGATTTTGATTGGGCTAGTGCAGATTATAAACATTTAGTTTTAGTACAAAAAGCGTTTATAGCTAGATATCCGGAATTAACTGATAGAACTTTTTCTCCAACAACAGACTTTGCTAATAAAGAAGAATATTTATTTGCAATGCTTCAAATGGCTATTAACATAAAATTAGGATATTTACCAGTTGGAGATTTTCATAATATGTCCACAATGGGATTGGGTTTCTCTGATTTTAAAAGTTTAGTGGGAGCTATTTATAGCGGAAGAGAAGTTAACTTTGATAAAGAAGAACGTAAAATAATGGGGTTGTTTCAAGGATTAAGTTTTGTAACTCCTGACTGAGTACCATCTAAAGACCTTAGAACTATAAATAAAATAATGTCTTTAGGCAACTCAAAAATTGCAGAGTTAATGTGTAAGGAATCTGCTAAGATTTCATCTTTAACTAGAGATTACTATAAAAAAATTGGCTATTCAAATATGGCACAAAATTGAGTTGGGGAGTCTCAAAGTAAGCATTCTAACTTGTTTTTACAAGATAATGGTAAAGTAAATATAGAATTTAAAACTAAAAATCCATATATTGTAGATTTAAAAAATAATTTAAATGATAGTGAAAGAATTTATTTAAAAAATATGTTATTTCATATTCAAAAGTTTATGTTACATTTAAATCCAGAAATTATAAGTAAATTTGAGAGTGGACAATTAAGTACTAATAAATTAGAAGATTTAATGTCTATTCCAGTAATTGCAAAAGCTATTACATCAGGAGAGTACTTTAAAATTCCATTAGTAAGGAGGGAAGAATTAACTAGGCATGGAGGATTAATTGAGGGAGGTTTAGGGCAAGTTTGAACCAGAATTAAGGGCAGGATAAATGAACTTAAAGATATACTTGACCCAAGAGAATTATCAGACGAAGAACGTACTATTGCATCAGAATCACAATTAGGATATACTGAAATGTATGATGTTTATGGAAAACAAACAGATGCATTTAAACATAGTATGATTTCAAAAAATGGTGTTAGTTATTATGAATTTAATTTAGATACAATTGCACATAGAGTAGCTTTTAATAAAATTAGAAAAACTCAAATGGATTTTAGATTACCAGCTATTACATCATATATATGGTGGATGAAATTACATGCAGGTAAGACTAATACTAATATATCTAAAGAATTATCTTATGTCGAAAATCAATTAAAATTATCTGTATTTGATGCCCCAATTATTGACCCAGAAGCAGAGGCTTTAGTGATAGTAGCTTCTGCGGCTAAGCAAGTTTCTACAGCTGGTATGCTTGCTTTTAGACCTACATTATTAGCTAAGGAGTTAACTATTGGAACTCTCAAAGGAATATCATTAGCTGCTACACAGATATTTGGTAAAGACTTATTTACTACTGAAGATATGTTAAGTGCCTATAAAAAATTAGTTACTATAGATAAAAAAACATCTATTGAATGGAATTTAATAGAAGGTATGAATAATTTATATAGGTTTGCTAATATGGACGTTAATTCTATTGCTAAAAAAATGCAGACAGATAGGCGGGGTATTATGAAGGGATTGGGCAGATATATGTATGTATTTAACACTATTCCAGATTATTATAATCGTATGGCTATATTTTTAGCAGTTTCTATACATGATGGTTCTTATGATGCTCATTCTATGACGCCAGAAGGAGAATTAATTTATAATCCATCTAAGGATAGAAGATTTGAATATTACTTTAAAGAAAGAGAAAATAACAAGGATTCTAAAGGACGTTACATTCCTAAACAAGGAGATGAAAAATATAATACACAACGAAACTTATATTTAAATTTAGTAAATGATTTAAATAAAGAAAATTTAGTAGATCCTTCTTATATAAAAATGGATGAATCAGCTTTAGTATCAAAAGCATATAGCGAAAATGAAAGAGCAAGTATAAAAACTATGTCAGATATGTCATATGGATATTATGATACTGATGCTTCATCACAAGCTTCAAAAATGTGGTATGGAGTAATTTTTATGCAATTTATGCAATTCTGGCCAGGAAAGATGAAGATGTGATTTGGTAAACCAACGCATGATAAAGAAGGTAATGAAATAAACCCAAGTCCTATAGGTAAATTTCAACAGAAAGTCACTTTTGATGAACAGAAAAATCCTATTAAGTGGTGAAGAAAGGCCCTATATGAAGATAAATATGATCCTGAAAGAATTACAGATTTTGAAGAAACTACTGATAATACTGGAGATCCAGTATTAGAATGGACTGGAAAACCACAGGAAGGATTAATTTATGCTATGTTACATACAACACAAGATTTATTACAGGGAGATTTTAAGGGAGCTTTTGCAGATGAACAAAGAAATAGAAGAGTAATGTTTGGATTAGCTGATACATTATTTATGATGATAATTCTTGGTATATTTAAAGCTATTTTAGATGCTACAATAGAAGAAACTGGAGGAGAAGGTATTGCAGGTAATGCTGCATTATTTGCACAGAACGTAAATAAAAAAGTGTTATCTGAAACAAATATGTGGAGAAATACACTAGGAGCAATAAAAACAGAACCTGTTTTTTGAAGCTATGGTACAAAAGTAGCTTCAGATATTCAAGGAGTACTTACAGGAGATAAAACGATACAACAAATGGTATCTAGAGATATAAAAGCTTTTGAATTTTGACAAGAAGAGTAAAAAAAATGCCCAACCCACAATTAAGTGAGTTGGGCATTTTTAATTTAAAAATTATATGAATTTACTTTAGCAAGAAGCTCAGCTCCATAACCTTTATCAAGGTTTAGACCATTACCTCCAATAATTTGAGTAACTAATCTATTTGTTTCTTTTTGAGTTTCTGGTATTTTTTTATTTTTTAATCCTGTTTTTACAAATTCAACTGCAATTTTTTTAGCAACTGCTGCATTATTGGCTAATTCAGGATGTGATACTAAATCAATCCCAAGTTTATTACTGTAAAATTTATAATTATTTTTTCCAGTTAATTGAATTAATCCTCTTCCTCTATATTTATACCCATCTTCTGGGTTAATATTCCCCATGCTTTTACCAATAACTGTTTGATTACCATAAACAAAATTAGCTAATTTTTGGGGGTTACGTACAAATGTCTCTAATATATCATTAGATAAATTAGAGACCCTTTTTCCAAATACTTCTCTAATTCTACTGACACTTTTATAATACAGATCTTCTGATTGAGAAATTCCTCCAGACTCTTTCAAAATATTAGCTTTAAGAGCATTATCTACTAATGCATTTCCTGTTGATATTGCTATATCTTCATTACCAGTTGGACTTCATGTTTTAGTATCTCAAGTTGGAAGAGAGATACTATTTTTAACTCCTTTCAATCAATCATTTAAACTTTTTACTACTTCATCTTTTTTAGGAGTTGTTATATCTTCTTTTTTAGCTTCTACATTTAAATATTTATCCATAAAAGCATTTGATTGTTCTCCTAATAGGTTTAATCCTGTTTGGGATTGTATATTATTGAAATAATTAATGATATTTTCAGGTTGGTTGATATTAGAAGTAAATGGATGAAATGCTATTAAATTGTCTTTATTTGTTTTCATATTTTGAATGTTAATTTTAATACAGCAAAATTACAAATAATTTTTTATATAAAAACTATAAATAAAAAAAAATAGGGAGAAAGAAAGCAATTAAGCCTTCCTTCTCCCTATCTAAGTTTGTTACATATCATCACTATATCTTACTGATTTAAAATGGGGTTGCATTGGTATCCCATCTATAGAATATCCAAAAAACTTAACTGTACCATAATTATCAATAATATCATCCATATCTAAAATATATTGAGCTTTTTGTTCTCTAGTCCCAATTGGACAAGCACTAAAGACTTTTCCTTCTTTGGTTTCTAGAATAAAAGCAAAATCTTCTGGACGTAATCCATCTTTATAATCAATAATTTTAAATTCTTCATCTTGATATAATTTAACTTTAATCCAATCACTATTACGTTTGCCGTATGAATAATTTTTATCAGGTTTTCTAGCTACTAAACCCTCAAATCCCTCTTCAACCCATTGATTATGTAATTTATCAATTTCCATCCAACTATTAGTAAAAACGTGGTCAATAATTTTAATTTTTAAATTGCCTTTAAATTTCTCTTGCAACTCCATTAATATAGCAAGTCGATCTCTAAATTTCATATCTGGAATAGCTAAATCATAAATCCAATATTCAAGAACATCACATCTATCTTCCCAAGTATTTAATCGTGCTAAACCACTAATTTCTTGTAAATGTTTGCCGTGAACATAGATTTCTCCATCAAACATCATATCTTGATTACTTTTTAAATAATCGAATAATTCCTTTCGAATTAAGGTAGTTGAAGCATCATAGTCTTTACCTCCACGAGATACACTAGCTACATCTTCATTATCCCACTTCATCAAACAACGAACTCCATCAAGTTTTCTTGAACACGCCATTTCTTTCTCTAGCACTGATATTTTACAATCATTAGACGATTTAGCTAATTGAGGCTTAAGATTTCCATTGCTATCTGTTTTTAAAACAGGTACAACTTCATCTAATTCCATAGATGTTATGACATCAAATTTCTTTGTAGTTAAACTGTCCAGTTTTTTATATCCTTTATCAAGGTATTTATTAACTATACTATTAAATTCTAACTCAGCTTGTTGTAATACAGTTCTTTTAGCCTTGCCTTTCTCAATACATAATCTAACTTGTGGGGTCATTTTATTACCATATTGTCCAGTAGTTCTATTTATATAAAAGGTATTACCATCTTGTTCTAAACTAGTTATTACAATTTGTACTTTATCTCTTGCGTTTCGTGTTACTAATATTATTTCTGTCATTATTATTCTATATCCTCCTCATTTACAATTTCAATTGTTTCCCAAAAAAGATCATCCATATTATTATAGATACTATCATTTATTAATTCATAAATTTCTTCACAATTATCTTTATCAGGGTTAGATTTTGGCTCTAAACTGATATATTCATTATACTTCTCAAAAGTTTCTATTAGATGTTCAGGTATTTCTATATAAACATCTATGGAAGCTAATACATCACAAGTTAATTTTTTTAACATAATTTATTTGTTTGTTGATCCAAAACCACCTTCCCCTCTATCTGAATTATCTAATTCTTCTACTTCATTCCATTCAATTAAGGAAACTTTAGTAAGAACTGCTTGTGCAATTTTATCTCCATGTTGAATTTCAAATACCTCATCAGATAAATTCATTAATATAACTCCAATTTCACCTCTATAGCATGAATCCACAGTGCCAGGGGTATTTAAAACAGTTATTCCTTGTTTTAATGCTAATCCGCTACGAGGTCTAACTTGAATTTCATATCCAGGAGGAAATGATGTGTATAATCCTGTAGGAATTAATACTCTACCACCACTAAAGACTAATAGAGTGTTGCGATCTGTATCAAGTGCAGCTCCCCACATTAAATTTTCATTAAGTCCGTTAGAGAAATTAGCGTGAAGATCCATTCCTGAATCTCCTTGTTTTGCATACTTTGGAAGTTCATTACTTCCTTTATTTATTACGTTTATTTTCATTAATTTTTTAATTTTTTATTAATTCTTTTTTTTTCAATATACGTCATGCTAAAGGTATTGCACTTTTGTAAATTCGTATTTATTATTTCAATTATTCTCACTATCTAGTCTTTTTTTTTATCATAATATTTAAAAAATTTATTTCATTGTATTCTTTACAAGTCCATAAGTCATCGTTAACAACAAACCAATTAATATTTGCACCTCCATTAGAAGTATCAAATCCATTAAAGGCTAATACTTGAAATAAATATTTTCTATTAATTCTGTAAATATTTAAAAGTCTACTAGTACTTAATTTAGCTATATCTTTTTCTTTTATATTAATATACTTCATTTTATTGTAAAATATATACATTATTTTTACTTCTAGACAAAGCCACATATTGCAATTGTCTTTGTTCTTGTGCATCTCTGCAAAAATCAATACTTTTCATATCTATAAAAGTATTATTAATACTACTCCCCTGACTTCTATGAATAGTTGTAGCGTAACCTCCATCAAAAGATTTCTTTCTTATTAATCTATTATCAAAATATAAATCAATAGGGGTTGTAAAACTATTCATTATATTATAGTATGCTTTCCATTTTAATCCAGATAATCTACTTTTTCTTTGTTTTAACTCAATCGCCTCTAGTCTAGTCTTTTCTATAGTATAAGTCAGATTTCTAATTTCTTGGTCTGTAATATATCGACTTAATATATTAACAGTTTGTTCACATTTATTTGATGAATCCCATAAAATTAGTTTATATCCTGGATATAATCCTACATATGGAATATTAATCATAATATTTTCTGGCTCTTGCATTATTATATAATCCATAGAGTTCCAAAAAGAATAATCATCAAATACTAAATTTTCATAACCTGTTATAAATTGAAATTTATAATATTCTTTTTTTGACCCAAATAATGCTTCCACCATTTTAGTATTAAAATAAGCTACTCTATCATTTGTATACGATAAAATCTTACTTTCTAAAATATCTAAATTTTCTATAGCTTTTTGAAAATAAGGAATAGATTTCATAAAAAAATCTCTTGGCTGAGAATAAGTATATATAGATCCTTTTTCACATATATTAGTTTCAAATTTAGGTATAAATTGTTCTCTGCTTATTGGGAGTATATCACTTAAAGCACTTTTATGATTTTGACGAAATATTTCGGTTAAGAAATAGTTATCTTCAATTTCAAATACTTTAGATGTTTGTATAGAGTTTACTGGCTTAATTTGTTTTATATCCCCTATAAAAATCATTTTAGTATTTGTAGATTTACACCTATCTATTAATAATCCAAATAAAAAATCATTAATCATTGAAGATTCATCACAAATAATGATAGAATCAGAAGGAAAAAAATTTGAAGTTACTTTAGTTAAGAACTGTAAATTTTTAAAATCTAAATCAATTAAATTTATATTTGGAGATAAAGACAATAATTTATGAACAGTAATACCTTCTTTGCCTGTAAATCTTTCTAGCACTGTTTTTGCTTTATGAGTTGGAGCACATAAAGTATAACCTTTTTCAAGTTTATCTAATTCATCTATTAAAGCTTTAATTAAAAAGCTTTTTCCTGTTCCAGCATAACCAGATAAGGAAAAAGCTATTTTTTTAGAGTTTATAAACTTCAGAATTAAATTTAAAGCTTCCGCCTGTTCAATTCCTAATTTTATTACTTCCCCCATTTTTAGCTACAACGGCTATTTCCGCAATTTTTACATATTTTACAACCTGCTTCATAAACTATTGTTTCTTGTCCACACTCACTGCATTTCTCTCCATGCGATTTAGTACCATCTTGAACAAATGGTTTAAAAGAGCGTATTACGCCACTTTTCCAATTAGTCATACTTTTATTAGAGAAATTTAATCCTTCGATAATTGTAATCATTTTTTCTGGAGATACTTGTTCTCTTAATAATGCAGACATTAATCTAGCATAATTCCAATACTCTTTATCAAAAATACGGGATAATCCTCCCAGAGTGTTAGTATAACCATAACTATCTACATATCTAAAATCATACCTTGAGGGCTCATCATCATTTTTAACTTTAATAATAATACCTTCAACTACAGAAGATGGAATTGGAAAAGTATCTAAATCTTTTGGACCTGTAAATATTTCATAAGGTATTCCATTTAAAATTCCTACAAAAGCAATCCAATCTTTTTTCTCATTTTTAAATTGAACCACTTTGCATTCTAATTCAAAAGGACGCTCTGTAATAATTGGCTTTTCTTCTTCTTTATGACTTACTAAAATACCACTACGACAACCATCACGATAAACAGTGACTCCTTTAAGTCCTTGTTCCCATGCATCTTTATAAATTAAATTAATAACTTTTTGAGTTGTATCAGGCGGTAAATTTATAGTACTTGATATACTATGAGTGATATATTGTTGCATAATTGCTTGAGTTTTAACTCTGCAAGATGGCTCAATATCATTTGCTATATTATTAAACCAAGGGGACAATCTAAAAGCTTTATCAAGTTCCTCAGTACTAAGTGTTAAAATATCTGCATTTCCATTTATTAGTAACCAACCTAATTCTTCATACCACTTTTTAAAACTACCGTGAACTACATTATGTTCGGTATAATTAACGCCATTTTGATCGGTAAAATCAGCTTTCTCTCCTGGATTACATTTTTTTCTACGTTTATAATATAAAGAGAATGTTGGTTCACAACCTGACGAAGTAGCTGCAAGCATACTTATGGTCCCAGTCGGAGCAATTGTAGAAAAACTTACATTACGACGCCCATATTGTAACATTTTTTGGAATTGTTCTGGATATTTTTTAATTAAAAAGTTATACCAAGCATTCTTTCCCACTATTAAGTTTTCATCTGTTTCTTGAGAATTACTAAACTCTAAATCTCTATTATAAGAGGGAAAAGGTTCATTAATAATAGCTAAGTCAATAGTTGCATCAAGTTCAGCTCTCATTTTTAACTTCATAATATAATCAGTTAATTTTTCATCTCCATAATTCTTTCCTAATGCAGCACACATATCAGCATACCCAGTAAGACCTACACCAGTACGTCTACCTTTTAAACCAATTTCTTTAATTTTTTCCCATAGTCCTTTTTCATCTCCATCAGTAATATCAATAATTTTTTGTACATACTCAGCTTCTAAATCAACTAGAATATCTCCAATAATTTGGGCTTCATAAAACACTTCATAAGCCAATGCTTCATTAATAGTGGCTGTAGGTTTAAATTTATCCTCTACTAAATTATATACATTACTTGCTATTAATCTACATGAATCATAAGGAGATAATGGTATTTCACCACAAGGATTTGTAGATACTGCTTTAAATTCAGGATAGACACTTGCCGGATCATTATCTAAGATATTATCCCAGAATAAAATCCCTGGTTCTGCTGTATTCCAAGCACATTGAATAACAGAATCCCATAATTCTTTAGCTCTAATTTTTTTAATATAAACTAAATTTATTGATCCATCTTCATTATAAACTTCATGATTTATCAATTGGTTATAAGGAGTTTCTTGATTAATAAATCCAGAAATATCATAATTAGTAGGCCATTGTAACCAATAATCTTCATTTTTTTCAACAGCGTTCATAAATTCATCATTCAATTTTACAGATATATTAGCACCTGTAATTTTAGATAAATCTTGTTTACTATTAATAAAATCGGGAGAATCTGGATGATTAATATCAATTGAAAGCATTAATGCACCTCTACGTCCATTTTGTCCAATTGTATTAGTTACTTGTGAGAATAACTCCATAAAAGGAACTACACCACCAGTTGTTTTAGCTGCATTATTAACATTTGCACTTGCAGGACGGAGTTCTCCAAGATCAACTCCACAATTATGAATATTTACAAATCCAAATGTTCCAGCGTAGTAATTATTATTTTCTTCAACTGATATATCAATATAATTTAATTTTTCAGAATTATCCTCAGTAATTTCAACTAATTTTGTCCTAGACAGTATTTCAAAATACTTTTCTTCTGTAATAATCCCATGATTTTTTAATAATGATAAGTGCTCTTTTCCACACGTTTTATTTTTATTTAAATCATAAGAGCTAGTTTTTAATAGTTGATATTCTTTACTAGTAGAAGGAAATAAAGTAGAATATTTATAATTTGTAATAAAATCTATTTCTACATCAGTTAGTTGAATATTATTAGACTGGTGTACTTTTTCATATTCAAATCCTCTTAAATTTGGGGATTTATTAGTAGTATTTAATAATTTTCCACTTTTTTCATTTATAAAATCATACCCTGTATTAGATAAAGTAAGTATTGGGTGTTTTTTAGAAGTTTTTAATTTTACCCCATTTACATAATTTAATTCTATTTGATCTTCTAAGCTCACCTCTGTGTAATATTTATCCCTAATTAATTTCCACTCATCTTTTAGTGTAACTATATTAAAAGATAAAATATAATCTCCAATTTCAACATCTTTAATTGATATATTTCCTTTATTTTTTATAATAACAGGAGTATGTTCTTCAATACAACCGCCTCTACGTTTATAGATTTGAGCCATATTTTTACTTGCATCAAATATCTCAGATATTGAATCTCCATTTTTAATTACAAAACAATTTGATAAACTTACAGGTTTATCACTTCCAACTCCAGCGAGTACTGATCCTCCTGGAATAATATATTTAAAATTGGTAAATAACTGCCTAAATTTAACTGCAGGGTCTCTTCCAATTATACTTTTACCATAACTAGATAAATCGTTTAATTTACTTTCTTCAAGGTTTACAGCTGATGAAAAGTTATCTAATCTAGCAAATTCATATGTAATTCGTTCAAAGAATCCATATAAAGTCTCATTTCCTAATTTATACTTACTTTCCCATACTTGTCTAGCAAGTTCATCATTTTTAAAATAATCGTTTCTTTCTCTCATTTTTAATTTTTAATAATTTTTGTATTTTTGTAAAAAATATAAAATTTTAATTTTTCATATTTTATACAAAGATACAAAAAAATTCTAACATACCAAAATCTTTCAATTCATCATTTAATTCTTAATTAACTTGGTAGTTAATTCAACATTTAATAACTCATCAATTAATTTTGAAGTAAGTTCTTTTTTACTTTCTGTCCAATATGCAGTGTATTCTTCAAGATTTTCATCTTCAAAAACAATAAAAGGAAATTTTTTAGCCCCATGTCGGGTCATTATTGGAATTGCTTTCTTTTTATCTTTATAATTATCATAATTATACAATTCTACAATAGTTCTAGGTATATTACTTACTAAGTCTATTGCAGTTTTTGTCTCATTATTATATATTAATTTAATTATTCTCATTATTCTTGAATATATTGTTTAATAATTATGCCATTTTTATCATATAATATTCTCAATGGTATATCTAATTTTATGCAAGCTAACTTTACTGCATACATTATATCAAATTGTCCCATTTGTATCATTAGTATAATTCCCTCAAGTTCTTGTGGGGATCGTATAGGCTTTTCAAATAAATCCGTTATTTTAGTTATAAATTCAACTATATCTGGTTGTGATATTTGTCCGCCAGCAATTATTTTTTTAATTATTTCTTTCATATTTATATTATATTTTTACATCTGACTATAGTTTTAAGACATTCTAATTAACTAATAATATAAAACTAATAATTTATATTATTAAAAATTAAAATGCCTTAAAATTAAAATTACACATTTTCAATAACAACTTCTTCTACAACAAAATCAGTATGAGTTAAAGCCCTATTAAGTTCATCCCAAGCCTCACTTTCTAGAGCATCCATATATAAAGATGTTGCATCTACTGGTATATCTACATCCATTGTTAAAACAGCTGTAATAATAACTGTTTTTAAATTATTCATAGCTTATTATAGTTTTCTCTACTGGAAATACCTCAGTTAAAAATAAATTGTTAAATTTAATACATCCACAATCTAAGGTATAAAATCCACTAAAAAACCTACCATCAGAAGGTCGTTTTACAATAATGTTTATTTCTTGAGGCCCAATTTTTAATGGAAGAGGTTTTGAAATATTGGTGATCCATTTAAAATTATTCCAAACACCATTAATTAATTCATCTTCTTCATCATAGTATTCATCATTATATTTTACATAATCCCAACACAGAATTGCAGCAATTTCATGTTCTTGTAATTCAATAATTTCCTTTTTCATTATTACATTTTAAAAATATAATATTCATCCACTTCTTCCCAATCTCCAGTACCAATAGAGCTTAAATTAATAGAGTCTCTTATAGCTTCTTTATTTACTTTATAAAAATAACTATATTCAAAAGATTCATTATTAATTCTATCTTGAAAATAAGAAATGTCACTGTTGGCTAAACTATCAAGTTCCCAATTAACTTCATCCTCTGTTAAAATCAAATAATCCTCACTATCATAACTAAAATATGTAGGTGATTCTTCTTTAATATCTAATATTTCACTTTCTTCCAATCCTAGATATTCGGATAATGTTAATATCTTTGGATTAACGTTTTCTACTTTCATGTTAAATTTTTAATAATTTATTTATAATCATTATCTTTTCAAATTTGTTTAACAAATCTTTTGAATCATCTGTTAATACTTGTGTAAAAGCATTATATACATCAAATAATGAAGGATCTATACCCATAGGTATATAATAATCACTACTAGTATCTACAAATAATTTTTTGTAAGCATCAACTGGGGTTGATACAGCAATTTTAACTTTGCCGTATCCATAATCTTCGTGTTCTCTTAATGAATAGTCAACCCACTCACCAAGATACTGAGTTTGCATATCTCTACTTAAATAAGTATCTTTTAAACTTTTTAATTTAATAGCAAAATCACTTGTATACTCCATTAAATTTTGTATTGGTTTAAAATTAATTGGTTCTCCAGGAGTTAATTCTTGTATATTAATCCAATCTGGATTAAATACACACATATTAGTACAAGCCTTATTTAAGTAAGAACGGTATATTTTAACCATTGGCTTTTTAATGTCAATTCCATATAAAAATCCAATTACCTCATCATGATTATCAATACAATGTTTTTCTGGTAATACAGCTTCAATTAATACTCTATTAAATGCTAAATCAGCTACACTACCTGCATTAGTAGTCATTTGGTCTGGGGTTTTAACTCTAATTCTAAAATCATTAGTAAAAGCAGACATTCGTTCTATAAACGGTTCTACATATCTTTTTGTTTCAAAGTATTCCTTTGTTTTTATTAGTGTTGATTTACCTTTAAGTAAATCTTGTAAAGTTATATCAGCCATTAGTCTATTATTGTATTTAAATCATAATTATTTAGAATTTCAAAAAAATTTTCAGATAATTTTTCAATTTCACTGTATCCTTCTTCAATCCCATATTTTAACCTATTACGAAACATTTGTCTAATATCCCATAAAGCTAAAGACATATCTTCAGCTTTTATATAAATTTTATGAAGATTAACCTCTTCATCTTTTTCAGTATCGAATTGTAAAATTATTTTCATTGTTGTTTTAATAGTATTACTTTATTTTTACTTAATTTCATATAATTGAAAAATCCTTCCCTAAATTCCATTACGGTATATAAGTCTGCCTTCCTCATCTTGAAATTCTACTGTACTAAATCCATCATTATCTTTGAGAGGGGTTTCATTCCAAGTTTCATACAGTGGCTCACTCCATTCAAAGTCTATACCATCCATATCATCTATATCATCATTCTGAGATATTTTTTTAACTTGTTCACAAGCTAATTCATATGTTTCAGCTTCTACTTGAAAGCAATCTCTATACCAAATTGTGCCAAGTGTGTCTTTAAAAAATGTATATTCCATTAATAGTTTTTTAATAGTTTAACTTAGCCCCACAAGTAGGGCAATAATTATATTTATTATTTTTAGTTATAGTACCGCAAAGAGGATTATTAACTGGTGGTATTAAATGAAAAAGTTCTTTTACAAGGGCATCCATATTTAATATTAAATTAGTTTCATCATAATCATCATTAATTAAGTCATTATCCCAATCGTCTTGATTATAATATAATTCTTTACAATCATAATTAATCCAGTCTTGAATTACCTTCCTTAAATCTTTTTCATCGTTAATTTTAATACCATTATTTTTAATATATGATTCAAAATCAAATTCAATTGTGACATTATTAATTTTGGGAACAGTAATTGTATATTGTTTTTCTAATCGTATGTACATGTTAGTAAAGTGTTGTGTAAGTTAATGTATTTTTATTTAAAGTAATTGATTGTCTTTTACCATGTTTATTTAATGTAACTCCATTATATGCCCAACCTGATAAACCTTTATTATAGCCATGTTGCATTTGACAAGAAATACCAACTTGATAACAACCTCCACTTATTTGTGGGGAATGACTATGTCCTATAATAGTTTTAGTTGATAATTTAGAAAAGCTATTAATATTTCCTTTAGAACCATTAGGTCCTTTATGACCATGAAGAGCTAATTCTACATCACGATGGATATATGAATCATTAACTCCTAAGGCTTTAATATTATCATATGTACTATTAATAATGTATGGGATTACTCCTAATGGAGCATTACCAGACAACGTTAATGATAACATTTCAACAAATACTTTTGCATTTTTTAAATTATCTCTCCAATCACCTTGCCACATAGCTCTATCTAACATATCATCATGATTTGAAGCAATAATCAGTGTTTCATTCATGTGTGATTCAAACCACTTTAATTCTCCATGCATTTGATCAAGCTCAGCTTGTAAATCATCTTTACCAGCAGTCATTAATTGATGTTGAACAACTCCATTCTTAACATTGTGTACATTTAAACTTTCAGAATCCCAAATATCATGTAATACAGACATTTCAATTCCTAAATTTAAACATAATTTTCTAAATGCTAAAGTAACACGTTCTTCTTTTTGAGCAAAATGAGAATCTCCCCAAACTAAACATTCTACTGTTTCAGTTGTAACTCCTTTTTCATCAACCCTGAATATTAAATCATTAAAATTACCATATATATCAGCAGAAACATTTCTAATATGTACTACATCATCATTTTCTATTTCAACTACTACAAATCCATAAGCATGATGTTCAGCTTGTTTTCCACCAGCAACTGAGTCTGTAAAACTTGGGATAGTTACACTCCCTGTTGAATGTAAGAATTTTTGTTTCTGATTTGGTAACACAGGTACACTACGCATTTCAATTCTAGGACTACCCACAATCACAGATGCATGTCCTCCAAATAATTCTATACCATTGGTAGGATTAGGGCTAGTTGCTTGTATTTTTAAATCTGCTAAAAGTAAACAATCATTGTGTAATAATTGCCTGTTAGCTGTTAAGTATTTATGTGTTCTTTCATCCCAGACATCTCCTTCTTCTGCCCAAATAGAGGTAGGATTTCTATATCTTGTTGCTATAATACCAATTTCTGCATCAATATGTTTAGCATAAACTTCAATATTATGAAGAAAGTCTTCATTAATTGGAGACGCTGTTTGAGCACTGGTAATTATATATCTTTGTTTCTTTTTTAAAGTGTGTAATTTAGCTGCTGAAAATTGAGAAGGAGTTAAAATCATCCCTAATGATTCAACATATTCCGTAACTACTTCTTTTGTTAGATTAAAATGTTCAACTAATATATTTAATTTATCTTCTAATGTTAAAGTATTATTACTACAAATTCTTTTAATATATCTTTGATCTACTTTTGCTAAATCTACTTTAACTTCCTCTACAGTTACTTCATTATTTTCTTTATTCATTCAATTTTGTTTATGGATTGTACTCCGTTAATTATTGGATTTAAATAAAAAAAGGTCAATAGAATTTAATCTATTGACCTTTAATTTTTGATTAACGTCAATATTTGACGAATGATTTAGGTTCATTATACCACTCAAATTTAGTAGAGTTTCGATGTTTAATTTAAAGAGGAGTAAACAACCTCATTTTGATATTTTTAGACTTCTTTATTGAAAAAGATGAATTTACCTAATTTAGCTGATTCTGATGGAGTGTAATCCACAAAAGCTGCATATTTTTGTCCTTCAACGATTTCTTCCACGATTTCAATACCATATGCACGTTTGTTAGCAGTTGTAAGTTTTTTAGCTGCTGTAACAGCTTCACTTTTCTTACCTTCACGACCAACTACAACACCTAAAACTACTGATTTTGGATCAACAACTTTAATTGTTTCTTCTACTCCTTCTTCTGTAAGAATTGTAGAAATTTTAGTTTTAAATGTAGCTTCTTTAATTTGATACACACGTTTTGATTTACGTTTACCATCAGTTACTACATTAATAACAGAATATGGACGAAGACGAGTGTCTTTTGACGATCCATCAACTACAATAAACGCTCCAACAGCTTTGTTAGCAGTCATATATTCAGTCATGAATTTATTTAGTTCTTTGGTACTCATAGGTGAACCTTCTTTTTTCCATTTTTGTGTTGCATTTTTCAATAATGCAAATTCTACATCTAATCCTGTTGTTTCGTAAGCGGCTGCTTTAGTAAATCCTTGTGCTTCAATTGTTTTCATAATTCCTTAACATTTTTTTATTTATAAATTTTTATCTTGTAGTTTCCTATCTATATATTTTTTGTATTATCAAAATACAAAATACATTTTTATCTCATTTGTTATACAAAGGTACAACATTTTTTTCAATCTACCAAATTTTTTAACACTTATTTTTAAAGGAAATAAACTTTTTTATAAAATAGAGTGTAAGTATTATTTTAGTAAATTAAAATCCAATGATAGTTTTATTGTGTACAAAACTATCATATCGTTGTTTAACTAATGGATTTTTAATTTGTTCAACAACTTGATCAAATCCATTACCTAAAACATAAGTTCCTATAAAAAGCTCTTTTAATTGGGACATTGAGAATTTTTTAGAAGCAGTTACGAACATTTCTAAATCAGACTCTTCTACTCCTTTAAACTTAAAGAATTCCATACGAGATGCTTTTGTAGGATAATCAATTACTACCCTCATATCCATTCTACTGGGCCTAATAATTGCATCTGAAAGGTCAGAAGAATCATTAGTAGTAGCAATCACCAAATGGTGGTCAATACTCATTTTACCATCTAAAAAATCTAAAAATTCAGGCTCAACATTATCATTAATAAGTTTATCAATGTCCTCTATTACAGTGATAATGTTTCTGTTTGGCTCAATTTTTCTTAAAGTATTCTTATAGAAATCATAAATTAATGAAAAATCTCTGGCAGAATTAATTAAAAATATTAATCCGTCTTTTTTAATGAGTTCTTGGATTAATAATGTAATTGTAACGCTTTTCAGCTTTATTATCGTAATGGTTTTTTATCCTTTACTTCTAGGAGTTTCCTCCTTATTTATCTTCCAATTACAAGATAAAATATTCTGATTTAATCATCAGATAGCTTAGCATATATCTTCACCCTCTAATAACAGTAGGGTGGAAAGCACTCGTGGATACATTGTATTCTCAATTAAGAGGTTCAGTATCTATGCGTTACGATGATAATGATTTTTTACTGTCATTATTTATCTCGGTGTTAACATTGAAATTTAACTTATATTGTTTAATTAAATATTCTTTAGTCTCCTCCGATATTGCTTTCTCATAATCCAAAATATTACTACTTTGGACGGCAAAATTATTATTTTTAAATATTGTATAACGTTTAAATTTTCTGTCTAGGTAAATATTAGCATCTTTATATAACTTTTTTAAAATTTCAGTAGATTTTTTAGAGCCAAAAGAAATTTCAAAGCATTTATTAGACCCATTTTTATTAGCTAGGTGTAGATTTGCATCAGTTAAAAGTACATCTTGTACTCCTTTTAAAAAATCTTGTGTACCTATAAATCCTATTTTAGGAGTAAACACTGTTCCTTTACCATTCCTACTAAAATAAGTAAATGTTCCATCACCATCAAAATATCCCCTAATAAAAGGTATAATTAAATGATCGGGCATTTGTCCCTCTGTTGGAAATTCTAAAGTTAAAGATTTTCTAGGAGTACATCCTAACTCGATTAGTCTTTTTTTAAAATAACCACTACTAAACATTAATCTACACCTAATAGTGTCAATTATTATATTATTAGTGCAATTTAAAAAGTTTTTAAATTTATATAAATGATTAAAATCAGAATATTTTAAAGATATCTCAATAGTATTATTTATTGAGGAAACACAGCCATCAGCATATAGAAAACCAAGTCAATATGCCTTTTCTTCTGTATCGATATCATCAAAAATATTTTCATTAAACCTTATTAGGTTTTGTTTATTTACTACATTCAGTCCTATTGCTTTAATTCTTCTTGATAAAGCGTGCCTATCAATTTTAAATTTGTTTGATAGTTCTGTAACACTAAACTCTCCTGTTTTATATAAATCCAGAGCTTTTAAATACTCTCCACTTGTTTTTTCATTATTATTTTTAAATTCAATATTATGAATTTTAAAATATTTAGTGATTGTGGTGTGACTTTTACCAACTAATTTGGTTATTTTATTAACCGATACTCTCTTTTCTACATGCAATCTTATTGCTTCTATTAATCATGTTTCCATATTTTATTTTTTATTATCTACAAAGATAATAAAAAATATTTATATTAAAACCATAATTTAGCACTTTTTTAAAACATTAATCCAATCTTAACTTTATAATCGTCTACCTGTCCCCGGACTTCCCTCTAATAATATTCCTCTTTTATGAATCATATTATATTTTTTAAACTCTTCTGCTCTTGCCCAAAACTTTTCAGTTTCATTTAAAATAAATTGAGATGTGGAATCTGGTAATAGACACAGCCCATCAGAGGAAATAGCTTGTGGTAAACAAGTAAGTTGATCATTTACAATACCTACTTTATAAATACCTTTTCGCATTTTTTTTACGACAGTAATTGAGATTGCAGGAGTATAGTTTCCCTTTGTTTCAATCCAATTACTATAGTCTTCACTAATTATAGGTTCTTCATCATTTTCATAGAAATCTTGTAACATATATTCATTTATATCAAGATCTCCTTCTTTCATTATTACTATATTTTTATTCATAATTAAAATGGAAGCCATTCGGCTAATATATTTTTTATCTTATTTATTATCTCCGTAGAGGTTTTTAAACCAAATGAATCAATTTCAGTAACTCCAACCATCATATCATCACAAACAATACTTAACCCAATTAGGTAATGATCGTAAGAGTCATTATAATTTAATACATGGCCAACAATTTTTTCTATTACATCTTTTGTAGTAACAGTTTTATTATCGATAGACATTTTTTGGCTGACTAAGCAAATTAATGATATTAATTCTAATTTATTATTCATCTTACCAGATGTCTGTGTTCCAGATGAAAAAAATGATGAATATAAAGTACGTTTATCATCATATACAGCATCATTAATTGCTTTTTTTACATAATCGTTCATATTTAATCTTTTGTAAATTCAACATCATATCCATTAATCTCATGAAATGCAACTCTGCAAATCAATTCTTTGAATTCTTCCATTCCTAGTTTTATATATTTTTCAGGGACTTCAAATAATTTACTATTGTATTCTGGCAAGGTTTGTACTACAGCCATGTTAGCTTTATAAGTATACCCTACATATCCTTGAGTTTGTAAGTAAATTTGTAATACCACTAAATAAAAAGCAATTTGTCTATAATAGTGATATTTTTGAAAGCTCCCATCAATCCACTGTTCCCCACTTTTCTCTTGATTTTCATCGAATACTGGGATATTGCCTCCCATAAAGTAATTAACATTTTTTCCACTAGTTTTTAAATCATTTAAATAAATTACTTTTTCAGAAGGATCTATTCTATAATTATCTAATTTTAGCTTCATTGGTATAACTACTTCTTGATTATCTGGCAATGTAATTAATACATCAATAAATAAGGCCTCTTCATTGGCTATGACGCAAGTATCCCAAAAATTTTGCATAAATAAGTTTTGATAAATTTTATCATTGCTTTTTAAATTACTTATACAAGATTTACATTCCTCTAATTGTTTTTTATTTAAAACAATAACATTTCTACCAAATTCATCTAAATATAAATCATTCATCATGGCAATATAATAAGGTAATCCTTTTTGAATTGCTGTTTTAATAATTTTATCAGATAGTTTACCTTTATAATAATCAGCTTTATCAGAAGCGATTTCTAAAGATTCTTTAATAGTATGTTCCTTTTTTCTTGCTTTATAAATTTCATTAATGAATACTCCAAGTTTAGCAGTTGGTTTTTCTTCATAATTACTTAAAATAAAATTTTCTGATTGTAAAAATAATGCATGAACTGCACTGCCTAAATCAAAAGAACTATTAAATCCAGACTTTAAACCAGCTTTATATTTCTCTGGAGAACCCTCTTGTGCAGGATTTATATATGAAAGTTTTGAATTACTTGAATATGTAGAATATTTACTTGAAAAATACACTTCATCAGATATATCTTCTTTTCTTACAGTTTCTATTAAAAATTGTATTTTATATTTGCTTAAATCCATTGTATTTTTCTTTAATTTCTTTTAAAGTTAGTGAATAAATACGATATGGAGTTTCAAAACCCTGATTGTGTGGAGCATCCATTAATAAACATGGTACACCACTCGCATTCATTTTTACAAAATTACTTATAGAATCATCAATAAATACATCTACCCTACCTTTAATCATTGTAGCTTTATTACCTCTTTGAAAGTACATTTGGTACACTGGTCTTTCTGGAAAATGATTGGCTGCTAACCAATCTTTTGTCCAACATTTTTTATTTACTCGTTTAGTACAATATAGTGCTGGAACAAAATCAATATTATTTATTTTTGGCAGTGTAGTCCAAAAATGTTTATTATTCTTTAATTTATCAACATTTCTAGTAATATTTACATCTTCCATATCTTTTGGCTTTGTAAATGTTCTTTTATACGTATCAAAAAATCCTGCCAATACATCATCTATATCTAGTCCAATTCGTAAGTTATTCATTAATTTTTTATTATTAATTATTATTAGTTATACAGTCAATTAAAACATTATTAATGTTAAATGGCCCTATATACTCTGTAAATTTTTTTACATTAAATAAAGAAGAGTAAACACCAATTAAGTCAAGTTGTTTACTTCCTATAATAACACCTTCAAAAGTGTCCACATAAGGGCGTATACACATTACAACTAAATTATGTGTACTATTTATTTCTTTATATATTTTTCCTTTTTTCATATTACATTAAAAAAGGATATTACAAAATGTAATATCCTTTTCACTCTTTAATTAAAATTTTCTTTTCCTCTTTTATGAATTGCACAATTGTTTTTCATTAGGCTTCTTTTTTTAATATAGTTTCTATACATTCATTTATTTGTGCATGATTATGTGGAACAAATAAATCATAGTACAAATTATTATCAAATAAATATTTTTTAAATAGTTTCCATCGCATTCCAAATGTTTCATTAGCAATTCCTTTGGTTTCTATTATATAATTAAATTTCCCTTTAATAATAAAATCTGGCGTATACTTAATTGATTGTAAAGATTTAGATTTTAAATATAAACCCTTCCCTTTACGCTTATCAGCTTCATAACTATCCCCAATGCATTTAAACCCGTCTACAATTGTAAAGGTTTTCTGTGCATATTCAAAAGGCAATCCTGCATTATTTAAAGCATTATAACAATACACTTCTAGTTGTGAATCAAATTTAATACCATCTACCTCAGATTTAATAGCCCTAACTTTCTTTTTACCATTTGTTTTTTGAGGTACATATTTTTCCAGTTGTGCTGGAGAACTTGCTCAAAATGGCAGCTGTGGTTCAGCTACTTTCTTTTTTCTTTTCGAAAATACCATAATTCTTTAATTTAAAACACGTAAAAGTGTTTAGTTTGTGTTAATTTTATATTATTAAAAATCTCATTCAGCTCTGTTTCACACTCTAAAAAATGATTTAATCCTTTCTTTTTGTGGACATCACTAATATCTTTTGCATATTTTCTTTTTAAAAATACACATTTAATACCAGAAAATGTCTTCTTATACTTATGTGCTCCTCTAACACCTGCCAAGTCATTGTCATATAGAATTATGATATTATCAAATTTTTTATGTAGCCGATCGAATTGAGAGGGAGATATTATAATATTTTCAGAACATGGAGCTATAGCTGGTATATTTAATTCATATAGAGCCATTACATCTTTTAATGATTTAGTAATAATTAAATTATCTCCTTTGACTGGCAATTGTTTAGCTCCTTGTAAGAAGTTAGAACTCCAATTACTTAAAAATCTATAAGTCCTTTTACTAGGCATATAAAGTCTCCATAATTCCATTTCATTCTTTTTACCTCCATAATATCCATACATGGGAGAAGAAGGAGAAGAAGATTGATAATAAAATCCATTTAAAAATGAATTTTCACATGAAAACACATGAAATTTTTTTAAAGTCTTTTTACTAATTCCAAATGAATTCCACCATTCTAATTCTTTAGAAGAAAATTCTTTAATTTGGACTTGGATATTACTGGTAGATTGTTTTTCTGTTATTACTGTATCAGATACTTTAATTTCTGTTACATGTTTTTCATACCCTTTAAATTCTACTAAGCCAAAATCATTCGCTATAATTTTTAAAGCAATATAATAACTACAATTATATAAATGCATTACAACACTTATAAAATTACCATAAAAAGAACCATCAAAATCGTGAAATATTAAATCGTTACTTTGATTTCTAAAAAAAGATGCAGTTGGTTTTTTATCAGTTCTTAATGGACTTACTTGCAATCCCTTTTTGACAGGGATTCCAAGATAAGTTTGCATATAAGTTTCTTCTGAATTATGTTTTAATAAAAGTTCTTTTGTGATTTGTTGCTCATTTTTTGGTATATTAAACATTAATCACAAATTTAACTTTACAACTGAAAGTCCAAAGAAGTATTTAACATATTTGAATCAGTAGTTTCCAAATTAACTACAGTAGCTACATTTGTTGGAGTTGCAGCTGCTGCCTTATCAATTTGCTGTTTTTCATAAGCACTAAAGTAAACACTTTCTCCAATAAAGTTTCCTGCTACAATAGCTGTATATGGAGCTTCTTTAGTTAACATTGAGAAATATGGGAAACGAGCTTCTCCTTTATTATTTCTAATTAACTTAATTTTAATGGAAGTTCCATTAAATTTTTCAGTAGCAGCTACCATTAATTTACGTAATTGAACCCAATCTGGTGCAGAAATTTTCTTTTCTTTAGCATCAATTTGTTTTCCTAATTCAGGATTAACTGCATCAATAACATGTTTAAATAAAAGCATCATATTTTCTACATTAGATGGAGAGGTTGTGTCTGCTCCAGTTTTAGCATTAGTACCTTTACGACGTTCAAAATCTGCTGCTTTTGGCTCCCAAACTGTTTCAGTATAATAACCTTTAGCATTTGCAAATTTAATGTCTAAAACTTTATAAACTGCAGATGCATCCTTAACTCCTTGAATGTCTCTTTCTTCAATTCCTTTGAAAGTTACTTCATGGATTTTATTACCGTCTAAAATTGGAAGATTTGTGGATTGAGCAGCTCCCGCTGTATTATCAAAATTAAAATTCATATTATATTCTTATTTATTTATTTTTTATTAAAATGTAAAATTTGTCATCTCTGTTAACACAGTCTCTTCATTACCAGCTACTTCAATAGCTTTAACTTTTTCAACTGCTTTTTTAACTGGAACATCTTTTGGGACATATTCTATATCCCCAATCATTTGGTAAATACCTGGTTTATACTCTGTTAAAGTAAAATGTTCTCCAAATTCTGCTAAAACTTCATTAGCTTTTCCTCTATAAGCAACTGTTCCACCTTTAGTAACTTTATTACCATTTTTACCTTTAAATGCTGCATCAGTTCCAAAGAATGGAGAGATTACAGAATTTACTTGTTCGTATCGTACTGATACTCTTATTTCATCCTCTACAGGTTCTAATAATTCGATAAGTTCTGGAGAAAGTACTAATTTACCCTCTTCCCTAACTATTATTAACCCCTCTAACTCTTTGCCTACTTTTTTAATAGTAGCTTTTTTTGTTGTTACCGTTTTACTAACAGTCTCTCCAACTGAACATAACACATCTGTTACTGTTTCTGTTGTTGGATCAAAATTAAATGTTACTTGTACTTTTACCATTATGCGTTATATTCATCAATTTTATTAAATACATCTTGTAAATCATTATCAATATATAATTCTGAAAAACACCCCATAGGAGTTTTAGCAGTAGTTGTGCCATCTGTTTGAGTCATAAATTTATATTGAATTTTATTATCGTCGTCTTTTATTTTAATAGTAAATAAAACATAAGTGAATAATCCTTCAACTGTAATCATATTGTCGATCATTTTACCCATTGTTTTGATCTTATGAGAAGGATTAATAAGATCACCAATATTTTCAGAATGAGTTAGTATAAATACTTTAAGATTATCTCTCATATTCATACCACTTTTTAACACAGAATAGAAATGTTGGGCAATTTGAGTAAATTTCTCAAATCCCTTTTCTTGTGCTCTCTCCATAGCTTCAAAGCTCATTAGATACTGACTGTCATCCATTATAACTTGCTCAATATGAGGCATAGTCTTATCTATTATTTGTAATACTTGAGCAATTTTATCTACATTAGATGTATTATATAAATTACCAGACCATTTACCATCTATTTGAACTAAAGGTTTATAACTCTTTTTATAACCTGGAATTGGTAATGGCTTACTTGCTACATTAATAATAAATGTTTTTGTTGGGTCTAAATTTCTTAAACTTGTTGATTTACCAGACCCTGATTCACCAACTATTGCGCCTAATTCTGCCACTGTAGTTTTATTTTATAAATTAAAGTACAAAATGATGTACTATCTCATCTTCTTGTTGCATATCTTCATTTGTAATTAAATTATCTATTGAATTTTTTTTGTAATATAAATCTAAATATTGTTCGTAATCATTAATTTCCTCTGGTTTAGGCAACTCTCTAAATAAGCCCAGCTCTCCATGAAAAGTAACTCCAATATTAACATCTGAATTACCCCACCTACCTTTAAGTATTTGACATAATCTAAATTGTTTTTTTAAAACATTTTGTATTGGGTAACCTTCACATTTAGCAATCTTTTCTCTATAAGGATAAAATAGAGCTATTACTACTTCAGAAGCATCAGTTGTTCCAGAAGAATCTTTAAAGTCATTTAGTTGAACAAGCTCATAGCCTGAATTTTTACGGTCCATGCCCTTAGCATTTCTATTTAGCTGTTGAATAAATACTCCTGTGATATCACATTTATTTCTAAAATAAATCATCATATCAGCAACAGCATCAATCTTCTCTTTTTTAGAGCCTGGGCCAGATAATAAACCTACGTGATCAAGAATAACAACTTTATATCTATCTTCTACATGATCAATATAGTTTTCGGTATGTTCATCAATAGCTTCAAAATATCCAAAATGTTTCATCCAATCTTTACAAGTCACATAAATTCCAGCCGGAGTTAATGATTTATCATAAATTTTAATTTTAGATTCTATAGATTTTAACCAAGTTATTGATTGATTGACATAAGCTTCATTTTCATCAGAAATTGGCTGAGTTAAAGATAAAATATCTTCAAAAGTCAATACTACATTAAATGTATCAAATATATATAAAGAAAGTAATTTAGCGTATAATACGTCAGATGCCATTTCAAAACTATAATACAATATAGAAATTGGCTTATCGCCAGCATTTTTAATTAAATTATAAAGAAATACATCTAAAGCAAAAGATGTTTTACCAGCACCCGTATCAGCTCCTATTGTGTAAAGATGCTTACGTTGAATGCCATATATAACAGAATCAAGTTTAGGAATACCAGTACTAATGCCTTGATTTTTACCTAATTTACCTTTTTTTACATTTGCTAATAATTTAGAAACTCCCATTATAGTAATTCTGAATTATTGTAACCATTTAATGTTCCACCTGAATTTTGAAGTTCTTCAATTTCAAGCCATTTTAAAGAAATAACAAATTCACTTATACCATAATGGATTAAGTTATTTTCTTTTCCAAATTCTAATAACTGCATAATTTTTAAATGCATTTCTGGGTTAAATTTAATTACTTTACCATAAGCAAAGCAAAAATCATCCATACTATTAAATAATTTAGAAATATTTTTTAAAGAACATTGACGACCGCTTATATTTACAAAACTTGGATAATTCATAAATAATTCCATTCCCATATCTCCGGAATGTTGGATATAAGATTTTAAAAAATTCTTATTAAAGTCCACATCACGTGGATTAAATGTTGCTCCTTTTTCAGGTACTTTATAGGATTTATTAATAATTCCTTTTTCCTGTAAGGTAAGAAGTGTATCTCTTGGAGCACCTTTGAGAGGCATTTGACTAAAATATTTACCTAAGTATTCTGGATGATTATCCTGAGCTAAGAAAATTAGTTTAATTATCATTAATTCTTCTGGAAATAATTGATATTTAATCATAAAGTCAAGTTCTCTGTCTATCGAAAAATCAATTTGTTTCAAATTGGTTAAGTTTTCTTAACCACATTTTTGTACCTGTTACGGTTGTATTACTATTATAGTGATTAGTAATTTAATAAGTGTTTTATCTTCATTAAATGATAAAATATATGATCACACATAAATACATTACTATTTAATTCACATATATCTATCCATTCTTCTAACGTATCTTGGGGTGAAATAGATATTTCAAAAGTTTCTTCAAAATTTCTTTTTTCATCGTTCCAATTATACTCTATAATCTTTATAAGGCTATTGTTACTGTCTTCCATAATTTAATATAATTTTCAATCAGTAGTTAATATAGACATAATTAAAATGTAAATAAAAATGGTTGTTTTTCTTGCACTATTTCACATTTAGCAAGCTGTTGTCCAGTAAGAATAGTAATTAGCTCATTTTCATTTAATTCGATGTGTGATAATCCAATTGATGATTTTTTAAACCAATTGTCTTCCATGGTGGCTTTTAAAACTAAAGAGAAAACTTCTGCTTGTTTTCCTTCTTCTTTTCTGATTACACGTCCAATTTTTTGTATACGTTCTCTGGGACTAGAAGTGTTATGAAGTATTATAGCTAAATTTAACCCTTTTATATCAATTCCTTCTGTCAAACTTTTGCTAGAATGGATTACTCCAGTCTTAACTTCATTAAATTCTTCCATTGTTAGTCTATTCTTCTTTTTAGTGTTACCACTATGAACAATACTGCCAATTTTAAATTTTTCACATTGTGCAATAGTAGAATTAAAGGTAATTGCTTTGCAATTTTTTCGATGTTCAAGAATTAATTCTGCTATTTCAAGTTTTTTTGGATGATTTTTCACAAAATCTTTTCGAGCCTTTAAAGCCCTATTCCAAGCAAAAGCATGAGCTGCTGTTTCTTCAATTATTTGTTTTCTAAATTTTGGATCTGGCTGAATATACATTGCATATTGCATTCTAACTGAATTATTTGTTACACATTTCATAGCTAAATCAAAGTCATAATTAAAGAATGAAAAATGTTCCATAAATTGCTGATTCACTATATTATACTCAGTTAAATCTACATCAATCATTACTTTATATTCTTTATAAGGAGATAACCAACCAGCTTCTGTAGCTTCTTTCACTGTTATTGTGTCACAAATTGGACATAATTTATCTAAAAGAATGTGTTTGCCATCTAAACGTTCAAATGTTGCAGTTAACCCTAAAATCATAGTTGGCGTACACATTTCAAATAATTTAAAAAATGTAGCTGTGATTACAGAGTGTATTTCATCTATTATTAATAAATCAGCTGTGAATCGTTTCATAACTGCTGAATTAATAACTTTTACTTCTACATTTAGTATTAATCCATATTCAGCAAGTAATTTAATCCACTGAACTTTTAAATTTTCAGTTGGTACTATAATTACTACTTGTTTATCTGGATTTTTATTAAAGAATCTTTCTATAGCTAAAATTCCACACCTAGATTTACCTGTACCAGTTGCATACTCAAGAGTAGCTCTACAACCAGCTTTGATCCATTTTTCAACTCCTAGTAATTGTCTTTCATCTCTACTACTCATCTTTTTTTAATATTATATAATTTTTATTAATAAATTTTTAACTATAAATTAAATGCCTTTTAGGTAACTTTGTGATACTACAAAGGTACAAAAAATATTTTAATTTTATAGCCAAAAAGATAAAATATATAGGTTAATGAATCCAATGTTTACCTACATCTAATGAGGCATCTAGTGGGATAATTTTACAGAAAAGTTTACCTGCATCTTTCATTGAAGTTATTACAATGTCAGAAACAATGTCTATTAAATCATCTGGACATTCTACTATGAATTCATCATGAATTACATTTACTATTTTTACAATCCACAGTAAATCTTTTTCAATTAAGGCCTTCATAATTTTAATACCTGCCACTTTAGTTATATCTGCACTAGTACCTTGAATCCTATAATTCTGACTTAACCTTTGAATTTCATTCT